AATTACAAAATAAATCAAGAGATGTACTCAAATTATAATTTTCAATTTTTAAAAATATACAGTGTCTTTTTAATACATCATAATGGTATTACAAATAGCTTGGTAGCATCTCAATAGCCCAACAATAGCTCCACAATATACCGCGTTGGAGGCGGTTTCCCCCACCTCTCAATAGCCTCTCAATAATTATTATAAAAATACTTAGATTAATAGAGCAGTTATAAAGACACTAGAATATTATTATTTTTTCATTTTTAATTTTGAGTACATCTTTCTGTTTTTTCAAAAATTTCAAAAGTTTTTTTGAAATTACAAAATAAATCAAGAGATGTACTCAAATTATAATTTTCAATTTTTAAAAATATACAGTGTCTTTTTAATACATCATAATGGTATTACAAATAGCTTGGTAGCATCTCAATAGCCCAACAATATCCCGTGTTGGGGGCGGGTTCCCCCATAGGGCGGTTTCCCCCACCCCTCAATAGCCTCTCAATAGCCCGCGTTGGGGGCGGGTTCCCCCATAGGTTTCCCCCACCCATTATAATTATATAATAAGAAATAGTAGGAAGAGTAGGGAGAGTAAATGAAGAGTGCGAAGCATATTATAGTTGGCGCAGGTATTACTGGGTTATATTTGGCATATCAATTGTTATTAAAAGGTGTTTCGGCAGTTGATATAGTTATATTTGAGGGTTCTGATAGAATAGGTGGACGCATATATACGAATGAACATAAAGGCTTTAGATATTCTGTAGGAGCCGGGAGATTAGGAAAGAAGCATAAATATGTTATGAAGATAATCAAGGATTTTAAACTCCAAGACCAAATAATAAATATTGGGAAAAATACGAATTATTTTGTTGAGGGACGCTTGATGAATGAGGCTGAACTCTTGAGCCATTATAAATCTAATTTCAAGAGCCTCAACGAATTGTGGAAATATGCTATTGAAAAAAAATTGAATGGTAATAAATATGACCCTTGTCTATATAATTTACATAACTATTTTTCTCTAATATTGAGCGAAAATGAAGTTGAGTTGCTCAAGATATCGTTTGGATATATTGGCGAGATGTATGATATGAATGCCTATAATGGCCTCATAACATTACGAAAAGATTTTGATATTCGCAATAATGAGTTTTTCGTATTACGCGACGGAATACATATACTATGCGATGTGCTCTATAAATATATATTAGATGCTGGTGTCTCTGTTATTTTTTCATCAATCTTAGAGGATGTCTGTGATAGCGCAAGCGGCGAATGTGGCGAACGCGGCGACAAAAAATATGTAAAAGTTAATGGAGTTAAACATAGCTATTCTAAGCTATATCTAACAATTAAAAGGGGCGATTATATGAATATTGGGTATTTCAAGAAATACGAGAGTCTCTTTAATACTGTTAGTGATGGACATTTATTGAGAATATTCGCTCAATACAAAGATGTCTGGTTTAAAGATATGCCAAAGATACTTACACAAAATAAATTGCAGTTTATCATTCCTATAGATTATAATAGTGGCTTAATACAAATCAGTTATAGCGACAGATATAATGCAGACTTTTGGAATGCCTTTAAAAATGAGAAAGATGTCAAAAAATATTTAACAAAAATATTAAATGAAATGTTTCCTGAAAAAAATATCAAGGAGCCGGAATGGATTACTATGCATTTCTGGAAAGCCGGAGATCATATGTGGAATGTCGGAGTAAATACAAAAAAAATACAGGAAAAAATGGACGAAATATTTATTCCAAAAGATATCTATATATTAGGCGAAACATATAGCGAACGCCAAGCGTGGATTGAAGGAGCCATAGAAACAGTCCATAAAAAGCTAAATATATAGATAGGTATCCGCGAGGTATCCGCGAGCCTTCTTAATATGACCTATGAAGACAAGTACAGTCATTTATGTTGCCACCACAGAAATTTGTACAGAAGAATTGCGGACTTCGCATTCTACTATATTTGGATGCTTCTTGTTCACCGAATCCTTTTTTATTATTATATTTATTTCCTACAAGATTCTTATTATTTTTCACAATAATATTTAGAATATTATAGGTAATATCAAGCTTATCCTTGATACTGATTTTTCTTGCAATAGAAGATGCCATACTCCCCTTTATATAATAATTTTCATAAATCTTAAATCAATTTTTTATATTTTTATCTAAATAGAAATAATCAAGATGGAGTGGATTATTCTTTCGGTAATTCATAGTGCTATTGTAGCCGGTCTAATATTATTTTTGAGATATGATGAGACGCCGAGCAATATTTTTCCAATTATAGCAAATGTCATTGTAGGCATATTGAGCGTGTTATATATATTGTCTTTTTACAAACTTTATTATTTAAAGACAGAAATTATTAAACCAAAATACTATATATATTCTTTAATATTATTTATAGTTATACTATTGGGATATTACATAATAAAAACTTGTCCAAACCCGGCATATTTCAGAACCTTTGTTGCCCTTGAAATTATATTCATATTATTATTCGCCTTATATTATGAGAAAAATGTGAAAATATCATATCAAAGCATATTCGGAATTATGCTCGGATGCATAGGTATCGTCCTAATATCTCTTGATAACAATATTGTCAAATAATAAATGACAGAAAAACAGAAAATATATCCCGAGATTTACTATTGTTTTTGATGTCTTTTTTTTATATAATCCCTGTAGCTTATGTATATATTTATTATGATAAAAATTCAAGCATATCCAGTATAATTTCCGAAGATAATTCTAAATATTTTATATTGTTTTTTATGATTCTTATGGGTAACTGCTACAATACTTTATGAATACAAAAGAGAAGTCGTATATTCTCTTGCAATAATAAGTATATTGCTCTTTTCTCTATATATCCTCTTATATTTTCAAGAAGGTCATATATTACATTATATTTTTGCTTCAATAGCTTTCATATCAATACTATTATTTATGATAAGACATTGTAATAGAGAATGTTATCAAGAATGCTATATATTACACATACTATTAAATATACAAATGCTATTATTACTATTACTTATAATAAATATAGATGATAATATATTTCTATATGAATCTATATATTTATTGAACTTTGCAATATTCTATTTTTATATCCATATTTAGGGATTGATAAAAAGTGCAACTGTATATTTACTGTTATTTGAGAGAAGAGCAAAAATAAAAAATATATAATATATATCCTAATCTACTGAAATGTTATCCGTCGTCTGTCATATCTCTAAGGTAGGAAGGGGGCTACTGTGACTGTCTTCCTCTTCATATTATTTTCAGCTCCCACAAGAGTTTTGGAACAATTAACATCGCTTACAGAGGAATCCTTTGAAATCCTAAAGCGGACAGGGATGACATACCTCTTCGTATTTTTAGCATATTTAAAAGTACTCGCGACAGATGAAGTAGAAGCACTATTGCCATATCCGACTCTTCCAGCTACGCTACCCTCCCCAATAGTACGAGTAACGCCGGTGCTACCGCGCGACACTCCGCCTCCACTACGAGTAGCACCTCCTCCACTACGAGTAGCACCTCCGCGCATAATTTCTTTTTCTTGTACGATTTCTTTTTCTTTACAGAGAACCATAAATGTAAGATACACCATGCCAGTATTTTCCGAGGTTTTTTCAATACCGAGCTCTTTATCATCTTCGGCAAGCTCTTCGTCCATCGCCTTACTCCTTGAAGTCGTCCATTGATATTTCGCCTTTCCATTTTGATAAAATACACTGCTATTTGGGTTCCAATTTTCTTCAACAGGAATAGACCACATTACACCATCCCTATCAATATTGAATGGAGTAATATGACTTTGCTCAAGATAGTCGGGTTCTTCAAAATCAACGGCGAAACCGAGCGCATAATCATACTTATCATTATTTCTTGAATAAATGTCTAGATTTTCAATTTTAATTACAAACGGTCCTTCTTCGGCAATTACATAATAGCTTTCAGCATCGCCGGTCTCAAGAGTTTCAATCTCGTAACTCTTATTAAATTTCTTGAGGTCTGATTCGTTTTTATAAAGCGCACTATCATTTCCCTTACCGAATAAAACCTTGAAGCCGACATTAAGCTTATCAGCTGTATAATCAGTATCATAGGCATTGTAAGATAGATTGATAGAGTCGCTAACCCTGACAATAGGAGCGGTAGCGTCGGTAGTAGCTGAAGAAGAGTTCTTGGACATTATAATTGTATAATTTATACTTTAAAATATACACGATCAATTTTTATAAATATATTGCAAAAATGATACATATTTATCTTTTGGGTGGGGGAACCCGCCCCCAGCGCGGGCTATAATGGGGGAACCCGCCCCCAGCGCGGTTTTATCAAGAGGCTATTGAGCTATATATAATACCATTATGATGTATTAAAAGACACTGGATTTTTTGAAAAATTGAAAATTAAAATTTGAGTAGCGGAGCGTATCTTTCTGTTTTTTCAAAAATTTCAAAAGTTTTTTTAGAAATTACAAAATAAATCAAGAGATGTACTCAAAATTAAAATGAAAAAATAATAATATTCTTGTGTCTCAATAACTGCTCTGTTAATCTAGGTATATTTTTATAAGTATTGGGAGAGGGACGGAGGGGGGAGGGGCTTTAATAGGATACTGAAATAATTTTTGTATTTGTATAAGAATAAGAATAAAGGAGGGAAGATGGAGGAGTGGGTATATTTGTCTATTTTGAGGAGTACAATAATTGTCGGGTTCATACTTTTTATAAGGTATGATGATTCCCCTAAGTATATATTTCCAATTATGATAAATATAATAGTAGGCTTTATAAGTTTGATATATTTCCTATATTTTTATAGTAATGACAAAAATATCACAAATATAATAACTAAGCCAAAATATTACATATATTCTATAATATTATTCGTCGTATCACTAATAGGCTTCTATATTATCAAGATATCTCCCAACCCTGCATATTATAGAACTTTTGCTGTTTATGAAATTATACTGCTATTGCTTGTTACGCTGTATTATAATAAATACTTTAATATAAATTATCAGGGTATATTAGGTATCATTTTCGGCTGTATATCAATACTCCTTATTACAGTTGACAATATAATATAAATTACGATAGCCCATCAATAGCCCGCGTTGGGGACGGGTCTCCCCCATAGGACGGTCTCCCCCATCCCCCATCATATAAAACCGCGTTGGGGGCGGTCTCCCCCATCCCCATTATGATATAAAAATATAAATATATTATTACTAAATGACAGAGACATCGGAGACATCAGATAAGGCATATAAATATAAAATAATTTTAACAAAGCCAGACAACGTCATAGCATCTGATATATATAGTAAGATTAAATATATTACATCACACGACAGACTTGTTCTCATTCTCAATACTGAGAAATATATCTATAATCATATTCAATTACCATTCTATGAAAAGAAAGATATTGAAGAGATTATATATCACTATGGGATACAGAATGCCATACAGCATTATATATTAAATAAAAAATATTATAATGTTATTAGGGAAATTGTAGATAACGACGAGTCAAAAATATATATTGGTATTGCCTTTTATATCCTAAGAGAATGCTTTGAATACAGAATAATAAATGCCGAACAATAGAGAAGCCCTATACTATAACTTACTCCCGGGTCTTCTTGGCTGGCGATTACTGTTTCCATTTCTTTCCGCAAATAAGACATTCCATAAATAGCGTTGATGCTTCATCGCCCGAACGCGTCTGGAGTTCATAATAGCTTACCTTCTTACTCTTACATCTCATACAAGTTATCATATCAGACATGGCAACAATATTGAACTCATAGGCTGCTTTAAGACGCAAATTATTTTTATCAATAATATCTTTCCATCTTTCAGGAAATATATTATGACATTGCATATATGGGAGCATATGCGGAACAAACTCTTTGTTATCAACCATTCTCTTGTATAAATCTTTATTCCCGATATAACTGTTAGATTTAAGATTGGAATAGATGCTTCGTGAGATATTAATATATGTATCTAAGAACAGGGAGCATTTCCAAGACAATTGTATTTTATTAGTATTCGCATAATCAATCGTGCAATTAAAGATGCCTATTTCTAAATCGGTAGCTTCTAACAAGGAAATATACAGATTGTTAATAAGCATATTACGAAAATCATCGCGAACCTTGTTTTTATTATACTGATTATTAGAAACCTCTGGAATATTATTTGGAGCATTATATTTATCTATTTGGTCGCTCAATTTATAGATTTTAAAATCATTATTCATAATAAATGTTTTAATATATAGATATATAGAATAATCAATTTTTTATATATAAATCTAAAAAATGATATATATATTATATTCAATTACCTTTCACATACAATATGTCGCTACCGGTCTCTTCTAAATCTGGAACACTAGATATTAATAAATATATTACAGGATTTCCTAGTGTTGTAGGAGACGGTAGCCAAGAAGATATTAATTTAATTGAAATCTATTTCATTAATCGTGATATTCGGGGACTGCAGGAGAATATTATGGATGTATCTGTAAAAAATAGCTTGGAAACATTTATAGATAACTATTATAAGAAAAGTAGAGTTGAAAAGTATAAATCATATACACACAAAGAGAGAATATATACATATGAGCTATCTAATGACAACCAATATGTATCAAGTAAAATTAAGAAACATATGGATATTATAGATAATATACTCGTAATCTGTTCCAAGAATAATAAACAACCTAATTATACTTTCCCTTGTACTAATGAAATAGACAGCATATCTGAATATATCATTAAGGAATACAAGATATCAAATAGGATATCTTTAATTCTGCGCTGCGATAGCGGAGGGGACAGCGGTAGCGAAGAGATTAATACGCTTTATATTGAATATAGACATTCAAATAATGTTGATATTGATAAGATAAATGAGACGATTAACAAGATAATTAGAAAAATATTATATCAGCTATCTCAACCATGAAAAACAAAAATTGATATACGCATTATGACATATATATATAACAAATTGCGCGAGTATTCCTATATAATATGAATTCTTCTAATGATATTGTGAAAACAGATTATTCGTTTGTAGATTTTGCTAATATTATGATTGGTAATAACACTATTACAGAAGACACTTGCAAAATCTATAATATTAAGGAATTGTATGACGGATATATCAAACATCTTATGGTTAGAAAATATAAGAGCGAGGATATCCGGCGATATCGTATGGAAGCCGTAGTAGATTATTATCTGGATTTTTATGGAAGTAATAAGAATTATGATAGGAGCAATTTGGTTACGCAATATAAAAATAGTATCACCGACGGTTTTGATAAGAAATTGAATCCGCCTAAATGTTATCTAACTATTGCGAGGAGAGAAGATATTGCGAATGAACTTAAAGAAAAGATGGAATATGAAAGCTGTGATATCAATACGCATTACAAGATGATTAATATGAAATACGAATATTACGGAGAGCTTAATAATTCAGAAAAGCAAAAGCAGTCTGCAATTGAGAATGACGAATATTATGATGAATATAACGATTATTATAATGACGATGAACTCAATTCAAGCATCTGTAATAGCGATGATTATGACGACTATTATTGTGAATGTATTAGCGAAGATGATAGCGAATATTACTCTGACGATTACTAATACTTACCTTTTAGGACAAGCGAGACAAGGCGCCACACTAACAACGAAAAACAAAATAAATTACCTTTTTTATTTTTGTATTATCCAGATATCTTGTAAAAATTGATATAAATAGAATAATTTTATCATAATCATATATATGACAATATCAAAGAATTATATTGGAGCTCATATTAAGCGCGATGACAGCGGGGGGATAATAGAGACTATGAATAATATAAAGAATAATTGCGGGAATGCTCTTCAAATATTTGTTTCTAATCCGCGAAGCATCACTATTACAAATATAGACAGTTATGTTAAAAAATCTCAAGATATACGAAAATATCTCGCAGAAAATGATTTCAAACTTGTTATACACGCCCCTTATACTATAAATATTGCAAAAGATTCTATGGAGGGAAAACGAGTAATGCCTTTGGAAGAATGTATATGGATTAAACTCCTCATTAATCAGCTTACGCTCGCAGATATGATGAACGCCGAAGGTGTCGTATTACACGTAGGAAAGCACGTCTCGTTATCCTATGAAAAAGGATTGAATAATATGAAAATGGGAATAGAATATATATTGAAAATTATGGAAAATAAAAAAATGAATACTAAATTAATAATTGAAACGCCTGCAGGGCAAGGTACAGAACTGTTAAAAGATTTGAATGACTTCGTCGCATTCTTTAACGGTTTTTCAAAAGAACAAAAGAAACACCTTGGAATCTGCTTTGACACCGCTCACACTTGGGCTCTCGGATACAGTTTAGCAGAGGCATATAACATCTTATTTAAAAAAAATAGTAAGGATATTACAGTAATTCATCTAAATAATAGCCTTGTTAAAAAAGGAGAAATGAAGGACAGACACTCTGTCATCTTAGATGGCAAAATATCCGTAGCAGAAATGAATGATTTTATAGCCTCTTTGTCTGCAACACATATCCCAACAATTATCTTAGAAACACCAACGGATAATTACAAAATGGAAATAAACCATATTCGCAATTTACTAGACTAAGGCAATGCGTAGCTACGCATTGCTATATGAAGGCGAATGCTATAATTATCAAGAATGTTTTTTAGCACTATCTAATACTTTTTTCATCTCGTTATCAAAATCATCACAGGTAGCGCGAATATTAGCCCATTTACTTTCTTCCTCGCTAATATTGTTTACATTTTTTTCAGGTATTTTCCACAATTCAATCAGAGTATCTAATACATTATTATCATTCCTAATAAATATTGTTTCAACCTCTTCATATGTTAATCCATCAGGTGCTTGTTTAAATACTTCATCCATATTATAATATATATATATATATTATATCCTTTTATCATTTTATATTTGTTTATATTTTTCTATTTTGCAGATATTGTATATATGCTCTGATATCTCATAAGCTATTTTTTCATATGGATGTTCCATAGAATAATTTTCTATAATTATATCATTAATATTTTTAGGCTTATCGCTACTATATAAACATATCATTAATTCGCCAGTATGTATGTTCTTATATATCTTATTATCGACATCAGGATTTGAACGAACATATTTAAGTTTATCTTGAGATATATCTGGACTTGCAGGACTCGCTGATATCTCAACATATCCCATATTATATATTATAGTTTTGAACGAAGCTTCATTATAGCGTTGATATATATGAATTTTTTCGTGTATGAGTAGCTTTATTATTTCATCTTCTGAATAATTTAGAAAATCCTGAGATAGAAATATTATGTGCTTTCTTGTATGTGGCAAGCCATCTTCATATTTTCTACCATTATCATTTCTGGTAATGGCTAATACCCATTTAATATCGGCTATATCTTTGTAATTAAGATATTTTGAATAATATAGATTGCTTTCAGAGCTAATAGTATTTATATTAATATTTCTCAATAATTCATCGGCTTTTTTCGTACATTTATCAAGTATTAATTTATCGCCTTTATTAAAATGCGTCGCTTCGCCTTTAATAATATTAATATATTCTTCTTTAGAAGATACTTTGCGAGCATATAAATCTAAAGCTGATAAATTGGCTACATATCTATCTTCGTCGCTTTCAAGAAATCGCACGGTTTCTTCATAGCTCATATAATTTAAATGCTTATCATTCTTAAAAGGAACAGAAGTATATACAGTGTATATATAATATATTGTTAGTATTGCAAGGGTTATAATCAATAATGATAAAATATAGTAATATATCATATTTATTATAAGCTAACATTTTATCATTTGCCTTTTTTTTTATAACATACTCCTTTATTCGGGTCTTGCGATTTAATTACATTACTTTCCTTAACATTAATATCTTTAGAATTGTTATATTTAGCCACTCTATCGCAATAATAATTTCTATTTTTTGAAGCATTTAATATAATAGTATCCTTAAATTTTTCCTTATAAGTTTTGCGATATTCTATCTCATTGTTTTTTACACTATATACATAGAGCTCGTCAATTGACTTATTATTACAATCGGCTGCGATTATTTTGTTATAAGATACAACAATGCCGCTCTTTTCAACAAGTATTTTACAGTATCCGTATGAGTTTATAGAATAATAGGTTATGTTATATCCAGATATGTCAACCACTTTTTTTTCGTTTAAATCCTTAATTATATCTGGGTCAGCACCACCAGTTCCTGAAGTTATCTGGATTACGCATTTATCATCTCCATTTTTAATACTCATTATATTGAAATTATGACAATCGGCGCATAAATAAATACACTTATGTTCAGCCAATATCTCATATAGCGAATCTATTAATATGGGAGATTTGTCTTCTCCTAAAGTTCCCTTTTTAAGCTTAGTTATATCCTCGCCCTTTCCCTTAGACTCCTTCTCTTTTTTTGATGGCTTTATTGACTCACTGGCTTCTTCTATATCCAGTTCAATGGATTCCTCGGGTTCAATGGGCGCCTTGGGTTCCTTAGGTTCCTTAGGTACTTTCTCTTTTTTGTGTTTATCTAAAAATAATGGCATATGTCCCATTACAAATATACGCTTATTTTGGTTCCCGTCTTTAATCTTTGTTTCCGCTATTTTTTCTCCAACAGTTTTTAAATAATCGTATGAAGACATATTGGTATTTATTATAATAACTATATACGACGAAGAAGCATCTTCATATACTCCAATATTTTTATCAGAATATAACTTTATACCATTTTTGGAGTCATCAGTCTCCTCTCCTAACTCCTCTCCTAACTCCTTTACTAACTCTTCAATAGAAGGAATACTTTCTAATAAACCTTTAATCATTGTATTTGCATAATCACCCTCAGTTCCCTGTAATGAAGCATCTACTTCTTGGGAAGACTTCCTAACTTTTTCTAAACTCTTTGTTTTGACATCTATATATTTTTTGAGCTTGTTAATATAATATTTCTGTGTCTTAATCATACAATAAGGATATTCTTGATTACTACTGACTTCGTCGTGATTACCTACACAAATATAAATATCCTTATTCATCGTATATAGTATGTGATATCCTGATACCAATGTATCAACTAAATAATATTTATAAGAATCCCTTTTTTTTTTTCATCATTAGATTCTGTAGCCTCGGTAGCGTCTTTAGATTTTTCATAATTGATTAATGTATTATACCAGTTATCTCCCGCTATAAACATCTTTTTAGTAGAAGGTTCAAACTCTTTGATACAATTTAATACGACATCTCTATATATAGCCTCTTTCTCACAGTTTATATTATTCCAGCAACCAAAAAATATGAATGAATTATTCATAATTCTAAAACTTATTTTAACCCGATACTATTTAATAAGAGTATTAAAAAATAAAATGCTAGAGGGATAGGGGACTGAGAGACGGCATTATAAATAAATTGAATTGTGCTTTGCAGATATGGATGTGTTATTGCTATATTTTTTACAATATGTATCATAAAATGTATGTGAGACTGTGTAAGGAATGCTTATTTTTATAAGATCTGTAGGGACATATATCATCATATTAATCCACGATACGATGTTATTAATAGCCCTTTTTAAATTGCGGACACCATCTTCTTTTTCAATATTATTAATAATATGTCTCAATAGCTCGTTACTAAATATAATATCGCCTTTGTTAAAATTGTACTGTTTCAATATTTCGGGAATTATATAGCCCGATGCTAATACAATCTTCTCGTCATTATCATATCCGCTGACATTAATAACAATCATCCTGTCTCGCAAAATTGGATTTATCAAAGAATCATCATTGTATGTAAAGATAATCATAGAACGCGATATATCAAAATCAATCTCTTCAAAATATCTGTCGTTGAATTTGTCATTCTGTACAGGGTCTGTTATATGTATCAGGGTATTGATGATTTCTTGACCCTTGTATGTATTAGATACTTTGTCCAACTCGTCAAATAAAAAAAGCGGATTCATTATTCCAGTTTTCATAAGAGATTCACAGATTTTTCCATAAGTGGAACCTTCGTATGTATATGAATGTCCCTTGAGAAACGAGGAATCGTCTGTGCCACTCAGCGATATAAAGGCATTCGGATAATTCAGGGCATTGCAAATACCTTCTTTAATTAGCTTCGTTTTCCCCACGCCGGCGCTACCTTGAATACCTATGATATATCCATTAGCTTTGGGAAATGATATTAATTGCGCTAAAACCCTGACAATCTGTTCTTTGGCATCTTTGTGTCCGAAGATAGTCTCGTCCATACGCGCTCTAATATTATTTAAAAAATTACAGATTTTCTCATTACCGTCGGCAATTTTAATAGGGATTTCATAAAACTTATTAAAAGGGATATTATTCAAAGAAGATATCCACGAACTCAGCTTATAATATTCGGAAGAATTGCTATTCATCTTATTTAAACTTTCAATCTTCCATAAAATGCTCTTCTTTGTTCTAATATTTATATCAGATGTCAGTATCTTAAAACGCATAGGGACATCATAAGTAATCGTGGTTTTTTCAATAATATCTTCATTATCTATTAGCTTCGTTTTATCGGCATCAGACAGAACATCAAAATATTTTTTCTCAACACTACTATATTTATTATAAAACCGATATGTTTTTTTATTAATAGGATGCTTACTCAGATTTAATACATTCCTATTCCTTTTTGTATTATTGTCATTCCCAGCATTCGTATTTAAAATAAGATATATCATTTGATTATTATTCTCTTCCTGATATTTATTAAAATAGTTATCAGGGTTATTGGGATTATCCTGATTATCCTGGTTATCGGGATTATCATTTATAATTTCATTCTGACAATCCCTATTACATACCTTTTCACAGTCCTTATTTATAATATATTCTTCGGTCTCCTCTATCTCTTCGGTATCCTCTATTTCTTCCGTGTCTTCGCTGGTCTCTTCGGTCTCTTCTTTATATTCGCTGTCCTCTGTATCTTCTGTTTGGGATTCTGAATCAGATTCGCGAGATTTCTCTTCTTTTTTAGTGTCTTCTTTTTTCATAATTTTATAATATATATAGATTATTCATAAGTATTTTTTATATATACTGGTTCTCATATTCATTTCCCCAGTAGTAATTTGTGGATACAGTTCTTACCACTCTATTAGTGTATAGTACGAAATATGTGAATAAGCATACAAATAGTATTACCATAATTAATATTAGTAAATCCAAATATTTATTATCAGTATATATATTTATCGTGTAAGAGCCTACCATTATTAATGCTAAAAATAGGACACAAACAATATAAATGTCGTAATTTTTATTTTCGTATTTTAGAACATCAACATTCATTTCAGAATCCGATTTTTTGCTATAAAGGACATCCTTCAAATATAATTTATCATTATATATATGTTTAGATATTGCAACGAGCTTTTCGTTATTACCTTTTAACGATTCGTTGATAATTGTAGGTATCGCTAATATTATCATTAACGTTAAATTCTTCGCATTTACTTCTAAAAAGTCCTTTACTTTATCTTTCTTTATTGTTTGTAGATCTGTATGACCTTCTAGCTTTATATCACCTGTTCCTGCAGTACCATCAGTTATTTTGCATTCATTGCTATTACATAATTCGTATCCTGATCCTGAATAGATACTACTCGCCGAACCCTGAGAAAAACCTTCTTCTATATATAATGTATTCATAATATAATAGCTCATATATAATATTATTATGACTGCAAGACACGCGAGTGTTATTGATTTAATTAGGGGCTTTTCAACATTGGCTACATTAATTATTACCAATATAGATATTATAACAGCAACAATGATTAAATATGATAGTACCTGGTTATATAATAGGTTATTGCGAGATTTATGTAATTCATACAAAGTCGTATTATTTTTAATTTTCGTTTTATACATATTTATATTTTCCTCAACGGTGTTGGTATTTGCTACTATAGCATTATAATCATTGTCAATATCCTTGCTTGTAATTTTAACTATATATACAGGATAGGGTTGAACTGTTTCTGAAGGTGTTTTTAATTTATCATATAAATCTTCTGGAATAGTATTATCTTGCACAAGTTCAATATCTATGCGTTTATTGGGGGGGCTTGCATTATCGTTGCGTTCGGAAAAATCTTGAACTTTAAAAGATGTTCCTTCAATGTTAATTCTATAACCATTATTAAAGGCATATATATTCCTATCATCAATATATTTCTTAATTGTATCATATTCGTCGGAGGGTGTTGAATATTCAAATACGCCACCTACAAATTTATCATTTACATTTGCATCGATACAAGTTATTTTAAAGGCCCTTTCTTTTGTTTTATAAGAACTAAAAAATTTAAAATTTGTAATTCCTAAAGAACTTGTAGAACTTTTAATGTTATTATTTTTTATATTATCTAATTCTTCCTGTATTAACACATCATATTTCCTAAAATATGATTCATTATCATGTTGATTACCTGAACTTTTTTTATATAAAATATAATTATATTTTGCCGCATCAGTATCGCCGGGCAATACATTTGAATTTAGTGTACAAGCAGCTGTTGAAGAAAAAGTAGCCTTACGATCATTTTTTACAAAATCATTTAGTGATATTATGCCACAATCAGTGCCTCCGGGGTCCTGTGATGAATTATTTAAAAAATTTTTTTCATAAGATATTGCGACGGCAGATAATTTATATCTATTGTTGTAAAATATATTTGCAGCTCTTATAGAAGCTAATAATAATGATTTATAACATAATATATATACGCGTAGATAATTTATTGTACTTGAAAAACGGTCCCTTTTAATATTTTTAATCATTTTTATAAAATTAAATATGTAATATATGTTTTGTTTATAATACGAATTGAGTGGATCAGCAGTCCCCTCTAAATTTGCAAAAGTACCTGTTATGCTAATAGGAGTTGTCGTTGTTAATTCTATTGGAACATAAGATATATCGACAGGTATAACAGTTGTTGATGAATCAACAACAGCATCAATTATTCCACTACTCAAACTTGGTAAAAGATTCTCTTGTGTCACAAAAGGAAACTCTCTTACACTAACTCCTACATTTCCATTTGACTCCGGAACTGGTATTGTTATATCTGAAGGAACAGGTATATTATCAGTAGCAATTGCTAATGAAGGACCTACTGTAATTGTAGGAGAACTACCACTTTTTACTGATGCGTCCGGATTAGTACCAGTTTTAGCAAAACCACTTACGCCACTACCGGAAGTGGTAAATACTATTTTCGGATTATTATCTTCGCTATTTTCAATTAAAGAACCAGCTTTAATTAAAGATGATGAACCGTATTTTATAGTTCCTGATATTTTCCCTGTAATTATCTTATAAGTATATGTAGCAGCTGCACCTGCTCTCGCAGCTGTGGTGATGATGCCTTCCGGATTTCTAACTTCTTGCGCAGGTTCTATTGCTGGTGTACTAGAGACATATTGTATATCTGAGCGAGGATGTATTTTTAAATTCTGAATAACAGAGTTGGTTTTTATAATTGCGCTAATTTTAGCACCGGTTAAAGAAACGCCGGTCATAGTTCCTGTAGATACTATAGGGGGTTTAGCAGATACCCCTGATTGTGTGGAATATATGGAAGAGCCATCAATACGTGAAAAATATTCTAAGTATCCAAAATAGTAATTACCACCGGAGATATATTTTAATTTATTATTAGCTGTAAATATAGGAGTATTCGCAGTTAAATATGTTGCTTTATTTGGATTTTGAATAGCAACAGAATCAATACCAACTATTTTAATATTATCGTTATGAAACATATTTTTTAAATCACCGATATATAAATATATACCTTCCGGAGGTGTATCATTATCAGATATCCCATTGTTTTTTATATAAATACCTCTCGGAAAACCCGGTGTGTGTTCTTCCTTCAATTTGGTATAAACAATATATATATTTATAGTAGTTGTAAACAGATTCAATATATCATTTTCATAAGATGTATAGCAATCTTGCAATGCTTCAATTATTTTAATAAATATTTCAATGGCATATTTTGAATATAATATATTTGTAATAGGATGTTCATCGGGCTCAATATCAGTTTTATCATTATTAATTTTAATAAAACACAAATGGTCTTTAGTTCCTGCAGTATTATCAGTAGTTATAATACTATCATTAGAGAATTTATAAGTAGACGTACTACATATTGTTTGATTGAATGTAGGATCTAATGTATTAGCTAATAAATTCCGTAAACTAATAGTTTGAGTATTTAAAGTTGTTAAGCCTTTACTTGCGCCTGCTTGGCTTGAAGTAGTTAATTTGTTTGTATATGTTATTGTAGCACTGTCTTCCGGCACAGTCGGAAATAATAAATTGTGATACGCTACAAAATCAGAACCAGAAGAAACGCTTACTTTTCCATCTTTTATTATCTTATACAAATCTTTTAAATGATCTATTAATACTGTGTATTGATTTAAATCAGTTCTTGTAATACTATTTGCCATTATTAATTTTTATATACTCTATTATTTTATAGATATAATATATTTATTTAAATATAACTTTATTTAAATACAAGATCTATAAGAAAATGATTCGCCGCTATTTTCATTATACCTATCTATTCTAACGATATCCCCGTGTTTCAATCCAATCCATTTGGCAATTGGGTCATTTTGTAGTATGACGTGCATATGCATTTTACTGCGAGCCAAATATTCTTTCATAAACTCTTTGACCTCTTCTTCGGTAAGTTTGGTATGTTTTGGGACATACTCGTGTTTTGTTGGATTAAACATCAATTGTTGGGAGCTAAAATATTGAAGGTGTCCGCCATTTTTTTGAAATATTTTATCGTATTTGTTAAGCTGAGATTTTACTGCAGTTGAGATAGATTCGTTGTTAAATACAAGGATTATATTATTTTTACCGCCGTATTTATTGGTAAAATCCTTAATATTATCACCGTCCTTTAATTTCTCTTTGAGCTCGTTTATTATATTTTTTCGCAGATTTTTAGAGAGAGCGTACAATATAGTCGTGTTTAATGTTTGAACATTAATAACAAGCTTGTCGGATTCAAAATCTTCTTTGCTAAGGGACAATAGTATCTCGTTGAAAGACGATACATCATCTCCGCGATTTACAAGCATATCCTCAATATTCCTATTAATAATCTCAATATCCATTAATTTATAATATTTGTCTTATTATTATATAATAATAAAAAAGTCAATTTTTAATTTATTTTAATTTATTATTTGTCGCATCTATATCTAGCATATCTTTCACAAGGCCTTCAATAACCTCTTGGGGTCTATATAGCTCTTTTTGCAGACATTAGAAGTATTATGTAATTCAAAAGAGGTAAGCTCCAAAGCCTTCTTAACAGGATTCTTTTCATTCCTATATTTATGTAAATATTTATTGAATAAATTATTAGCATTCCAAGTCCGCAAATCCTTAGTAGTTATATTAACCTTCAATTTACACATTAAATAATTATTAACATCATCTGCCGTTATGCGCCTATTGTTATATTTAAATATATATTCGGGACATTCGGGACATTCGGGACATTCGGGAGATGCTAGAATATCAAGTTTCGCCGAGAGATAAGCGTATATGTATTTATTTTTACAGATGGCCTGATTGCGTACGCCCTTTTTACCTATAAAATCAAAAGAAACTGTGTTATCATTTAATAGCTTGATATGTGAATAATTTAATGTAGTTATTCCGTACGATTTATTCTGCTTCTCGTATTTTATATTACCTATTCTGAATCCACACGATAATATTAATGTTATTATAATTGCTATAATTTTATTTTTTTCGTCAGACGATTTTAAATCTTTAGCAACCTGTTTTTTAATTTTAATAAAATGCTTATCAAATCTCTGTATCTTGTCGTATTTTTGCTCGTTCTGCTTTTCAATATGCTTGGAATTATATATTACCTGCTTTCTACCCTTGCTATCGTATCCATACGCTAATATTTTCTTATTATTTAATATTACTACATTATCATACGATGGAGGTATTTTGAACTTTTTAATTTTGTTTATAGTATCCTCATCTGTTATCTCTCTCCCTAAATCAGCTGTTCCCTCCTTACCTGTATTGTCAGGCTTGACGGGCTTGTCATGCTTATAGGGCTTGTGGGGCATATATTTATAATATTTAAATCCTGTAATATAGGTTCCGACCCTTTTTATTTTCATATGTTTATTTATTGTAAATAAATTATAATTATGATGTTGAAAAATGATATAAACATATAATTATATATGTATTCATAAACTGAATATATAATGGCAACGAAAAAAGCGACTCCTGTACCTCCTCAAGCCCTTACACAATCTCCTCAACCTACTGTTGATTCAAAAGCTCCTAAAAAGCAACCGGTATCTGCTAAATTGCCCGCAACTAAAACTGTGGCTACGGCATCTACGTCTCCTGCGGCTCCTGCGGCTACTGTTACACCCGTGTCTCTTACTCCTGCGAAGACAGATGATTCTGTTGTCCCGGGTGATGCTTCGGGAGCCGAAGTTGCCCCTGTAAAGGATAATGCCGTTTCAGTAATTATCGAGAAGGTAAATAATCTGTTTGCAAGCTTTAAAGAAGTTCAAAATCTCCTTAAGGTACTAAGCAAGGATTATGAGAAACAGCAAAAAATCATTGAGAAGGCTCAGAAAAAGCGCCAGAATGCTAAAAACTCTCCTTCCGGTTTTGCCAAGCCCAACAAAATATCTGATGAGCTTTGCGATTTCATCGGTGTTCCCCACGGAACTGAGAAATCTCGCACTGATATTACCCGCTTCATCAACTCTTATGTAAAGGAGCACAATCTAAACAAGCCTGAGAACAAGCGCTTTATTATCCCCGATGACAAGCTCAAAAAAATTCTAAATGTCGGCGATAAGGAGGATATCAACTATTTCATCCTACAAAAGCTTATCTCCCATCATTTCCCTCCTTCAGCAAGCAAACTCGCCGCATCTGTCTAAAGCCAAATGAGATAATACTATTCTACATTATTTTTTTTACGATATTTATAATATTTTTATAAAAATTGATATAAATGTTTAGCAACATATAATAACATCCCTCCTTCTTAAATTTACACTATGGAAATCCCTATTCAAGTCGCTGATATTGCCGTAGTCTATGATAATGACGACTATGATAATGATGGTAATCGTTATGATAGCAATCCTATTACTAAAACTGCAAATGGAGGAAATGCTTTTAAAAGTACAGGAAGCGCTATTGTAGATTATTTTATGCTATTTATGCGCGATTTGAGTATCTGTGATAGCTACGATCATCTTGAAAAATGCTGGAAGGAAGACCCAAAAAAAACTGTCGCAATTATCTTCAACGGTCGCGATAGATTGAATGGAAAAAAAGAGAAAAAGGTAGCTAACGATGCGATGCTTTGGCTGCGCAAAAATAAGTTTGAAACCTATATGTGCAATATCAAGCTATATGTTGAGAAATATGGTCGCTGGAAGGACATGCAATATATCAGCTATAATTTGAAAAACATTGACCACAAGATTGAAATGAATATTATTGCACAGAAATTGATTGACGATAAGATTAACTTGGATAATAATAAACCGGTATCTCTGTGTGCTAAGTGGGCACCCAGCGAGAATGATAGGAATGATAAGAGACGACAATTTGCAAAGAAAGTTGCTTCAATTATCTATGGGTGCAAAGATACTTATAAGATGTCAAAATATAGGAAGCAATATCTTGTTCCACTGAGAAAGCAAATAGATATCGTGGAATCTAAGATGTGTGATAATAAATGGGAGTTAATTAAGTATGAAAATATCCCAGGCGTTGCTTCTAATAAATTGAAAAAGGCATTTATTAAACATGATGAAGAAAGATATAAAAAATATTTGGGAGATGTTGCAGCTAATGTTAAGAAAATTAATGTTACGGGAATTCTTCCACACGAATTGGTAGGTGTATATATTAAAGATATGGAAAAATATAGTAAAGATGAGATGTGTCAGACTACAGAGATGCAATGGAAAGCAATTGTTGAGAATGTTAGGAAATCTGGCAATTTTGATAACGCGATTTCTATTGTTGATGTATCCGGTTCTATGTTTAACGCTAATAATGGAAGTATTCCTGCACAAGTAGCAATTGCTCTTGGTATTATCACTGCTCTTTGCTGTAAGGGAGATTTTGCTAACAAGATTATTACATTTAGCGAAAATCCTCAACTTGTAGATTTGATTACCGCGAACACATCCGAAAAGCCAAAAATTGAAAATGGCGACGCGAGCGAAGCAGGCGGCGCAGGCGAAGCAGACTCTTCGTGTGTATCCAATAATATTCCTTCGCTTCATGAATGTATTAAGAATATTACAGGAGTTAATTTCGGATTTAGTACAGATTTTCTAAAATGTAATCAGGAAATTATTAACTATGCCATTAAATACAATGTTCCTCAAGATAAAATGCCTAAAAAACTATTTGTATTTACTGACATGCAGTTTAATAGTGCTATTTCGCAGAGTCTTGAAAGTTATGAAAGTTATGGAAGTTTTGGAAGTTTTGAAGAGTATAGAAACAGTAGAAATAATACAAATGCTCTTGATACTGTATATAAAAGCATTGTTAAACTCTATGAAGCTAATAATTACAAGGCTCCCAAGTTTATATTCTGGAATCTCAATTCAGATAGCAAGGAGGTTTTCCCGGTTAATTGTGATACAGAAGGTACTGCTATTGTATCAGGATTCTCTGAGCAACTCCTCAAAATCTTTATGAATTATGACGAATTCAAACCAGAGTTTATCGTCAACGAGATTCTCGCGCCATATCTTGAAGATATCATTATTAACGACGATTAACGACGATTAACGACGATTAACGACGATTATATTAGATATAGGTGTAAGAGTTTTATGATATATATATTATTTATTTTTTCATTGTATTATATGAATATTATGAAAGATGCAAAATACATTACCAATAAATTTTATATTGTAAATATTGTGAGATTTTTAGAGTGAAAATGACATCATTATATGTATCAAAGATTTTATATAATATAATATTATCTGTAAAAAATAATTATAAATTGAAAAATGAAAAGATTGTATTATGGATATCACGGCGATGGCGCGGATATCATATTTAATTGGAATAAGCAAGGCCGCCCATACCAGACAATATTCTGAGAACATTATAATTGACCGCGAAGATGTGGATAGTGCCGGTAATTCTAGAGGATAGAGATAGGACGGCAGTGTCAATACGGGACATATTGAGGGTGCCACTTGGTTGATGTTCTTCGGGTTTTAGGGCAAAGGAATACACGTTGATGCCTTTGTGGTACATATCAGGGGTATTCTCGTGGTGTTGGTAGGGTTGGACTAACGAGAAATATTCGCCTTGTCTGGTGGCGAAGCGATCATTGCCGTTAAGCATTATTTTTGCCTGCATTACAGGGTTCTTAGAGACTACATAGTTATTGAAAGTGCTGTTATCATCAACATCAAAATCTTTTTCAGCAGTTGAAAAGTTATTCCAATATACTTTGTTTGCATCAGTTGAACTTTTGATAGCCCATACAAGTTCTTTGCAGGGATGATTGAAGTTCATACGTAAGCTTTTCATAGAATCGGGATTTGAACCAGAAGAAGTTATAGTGTCGGTACCGGTGAATTGTAGCTGTTCTATTAAATATTCGTGGGATAATTGAGCGAATCTTCGGCGTTCATCGGTATCTAAGAATATGTAATCAACCCATAAAGTGGGATCTTCAAGTGTAAGAGATGAAGAAGATGTTTCATATGTATCGTTTTTAACAACACCATTAGCTACATCATTCTCTATGCAATAATTTTTTACACTGACATCGCGAAGATTGGAGACAGATTCGTATTCTATGTTAATTTTAACTTCGTGATATTGAAGGGCGATTAAAGGAAGTGCCAAGCCTACATTACGACAGAACCAGAACTCTAAGGGAACATATAATTCATATGATTTAGTCGCCGGTAATTTAGTACAGCAGTTCTCCACGTTGGCACCAATCATTTTATAGTAGCCTTCGCGCTTGCCATAAGGTAGCGAAAGTTCATTCCAGATGTAAAGCCATTCCGAATAATGTTTATCTATGCGTTGTCCACCAATTTCTAATTCTACGGTTTTCAATAACTTTTGGCCGACATTTGGAACTAAAGCCATATCTACGGAAGGGTGAGCATTTTTTAATTTTCCGTAGAAATACACTCTGTGTATTAAATCACCGTTGCGAGTAATTTGATAGGTGGCGCGAGATCCTAGCGAATTACTTCCCGAAGCGGTTTGTTGGATAGCTTCAATAGCGAAGTTAGTATGACGACGATAAACTACTTTGAAAAAGGTAATTTGAGGATTACCGGTTAAATAAACATCCTGAGCACCATAAGCTACTAATTGAAGAAGACCACCACCCATTTACGCTATATTCTTTATACTATTAGAGGAGAAAAAAAAAAGGAACTTTATAGCAATTTAACAACATATATAAATAAATATATAATATAATTTAATTGGAATAAGCAAGGCCGCCCATACCAGACAATATACGAAGTACATTATAATTTACAGCATAAACGTGAAGATTCTTTGAATAAGTATTAGTCGTTGCGTAGCTACCAGTTTGGTCAATCTCTAAATTGAGAACAGCGGTATCAATACGAGACATATTGAGAGTGCCACTTGGCTGGTGCTCTTCCGGTTTTAGGGCGAAGGAATACACGTTGATGCCGGGGTTGGAGGGGATATTTTCGTGATGTTGGTAAGGTTGTATTAAATTGAAATATGAGCCTGGTCTTGCAGCAAAGCGATCATTACCGTTTAATACAAGTTTGGCAGATTTTATAGGATTAGTTGAAGTAATTGCGCTTGTAGGATTATATAATACCGAAGAAGTTGCACCATAGCTATTAACAGCACTTGAATAATTAACCCAGTTATTATTAATTACGTGCTTTTCATCAGCAGTAGAGGTGTGATCGGAAGAGCAGAACCAGACTAATTCTTTGCAAGGGTGATTGAAAGATAATTTAGGTTTAATGGCTGCAGCAGCAGATACACTTTCAGTACCGGTGAATTGTAGCTGTTCTATTAAATATTCGTGGGATAATTGAGCGAATCTTCTGCGTTCATCGGTATCTAAGAAGATGTAATCAACCCATAATGAAACAGATGAATCAGAAGAGAGGGGATTGATTGCATTAGCAGTACCTCTGCAATTCTCATTTGTTTCAAAGAGGATGTTTATTTTAACTTCGTGATATTGTAGAGCGATTAAAGGAAGTGCTAAACCTACGTTGCGGCAGAACCAAAACTCTAAGGGGATATATAGATTAGCTCCAACAGTAGCAGAGGTTCCTATTGTCGTGAGCATATTATTAGCACCTACCATCTTTTTATAGGCATCTTTCTTTGATATGGGAAGCGAGAGTTCATTCCATACATACATCCAGTGAGAATAATGCTTGTCTATCTTTTGACCACCGATTTCAATTTCTACATAGTTTATTAAACGGAGACCGAAATAAGGACATACATTAGCACCCGAATAATAATTAACAACAGATAAATACATACGGTGTATTAAATCGCCATTACGAGATATTTGGCAGGTTACACGATTGCCAAAGTTGGGAGTTCCGTTAAAAGTTTGTTGGATAGCTTCAATAGCAAAGTTAGTATGACGACGATAAACTACTTTGAAAAAGGTAATTTGCGGATTACCGGTTAAATAAACATCCTGAGCACCATAAGCTACTAATTGAAGAAGACCACCACCCATTTACGCTATATTCTTTATACTATTAGAGGAGAAAAAAAAAAGGAAATTATATAACACGACTCTTTTATAATTTTTATTATAGTTGATATCTTTATTATATTTTTAATTGGAATAAGCAAGGCCGCCCATACCTGATAATATACGAAGGACGTTGTAATTGACCGCGTATATATTGATGCCTTGGTATGTTAGACCAGTATCAGCAGGATTAGCAGCATTAACCATCAAAGTTGCAGTGTCAATACGAGACATATTGAGGGTGCCGCTCGGTTGGTGATCTTCGGGTTTTAGGGCAAACGAATACACATTTATAGAATTATGTACGGGAACGTTGGTGTGATGCTGGAAGGGCTGAACATAATTGAAATAATCGCCTTCTCTTACAGCAAAACGATCGTTGCCGTTTAATTGGAGGATGGCATTAATAAAAGGGTTGTTATTTGTCGGGGGTTTGACATCGGATATAACTAAATAGTTTGATGTACGTTGTCCTCCCGCATCAGCAGAACCGCCAAACGCTAATTTATATGAGTCATAATTTTCAACATTATCCTTATTGGTGTAATCATACCATCTGGTTTTATTAACTGTCGTGGTTGTTTTTGCGACCCATACAAGTTCTTTGCAAGGGTGATTGAAGTTGAGCTTGATTCTGTTGGTGCCGGGAACTAGGGGTTCAGTGCCGGTGAATTGTAGCTGTTCTATTAAATATTCGTGGGATAATTGAGCGAATCTTCGGCGTTCATCGGTATCTAAGAAGATATAATCAGCCCATAAAGAGATATTTTTAATAGGTTCAAAATCGTCTAATGAGCCGGTGCCAACAGATATGCAGTTGGCCTTAATTTCAAAATCTATTTTTACTTTGACTTCGTGATATTGAAGAGCGATTAAAGGCAGTGCAAGACCTACATTTCGGCAAAACCAGAACTCGAAGGGAATATATAGAGTTGTGTCAGTTATAGCTGAATTAACAAAGCCGCCGCCTAATATATCTTTGTCGGCACCGACCATAGTATCATATGCATAGCGTTTGCCGATAGGAAGAGATAATTCGTTCCAGATGTAAAGCCAATCAGAATAATGCTTATCTATTTGTTGGCCACCAATTTCAATAACAACGGATTTTATTAAGCGCAACCCGAGATAATTTTGGTATGTGCTGGTAGTTGGGGTAGTGAGATTTTTCTTTTTAGGGACATCAACCTGTAAATACATACGGTTTATTAAATCGCCGTTGCGTGATATTTGGCAGGTTACAGTATTACCGTAACCGGCATTACCGTTGAAAGTTTGTTGGATAGCTTCAATAGCAAAGTTAGTATGACGACGATAAACTACTTTGAAAAAGGTAATTTGCGGATTACCAGTTAAATAAACATCCTGAGCACCATAAGCTACTAATTGAAGAAGACCACCACCCATTTACGCTATATTCTTTATACTATTAGAGGAGAAAAAAATATAGATTATATGACACAAAAATTATTTTTATTATATAAACCTTAATATTTATAATTCAAATATAATGATGTTTAAAGAGAAGTCATCTAAAAAAAAAATAACAACAGATATAAATGAAACTGTTACTTTGGACGCGATGCATAATAATATGATAAAGGATTTTGAGAAGAGCGATAAGGAAAAGATATACTATCTTGAAAAACTCAGTTATTGCGAAGAAAAGAAAATGGAGATATTAAAAAGTATAAATAGTACGGCCGATAAAGAACTTAATAGTCGGCTTTGGTTCAGTAATATAGAGTTGAACGAACAGATAATAGATATTAAAAGTAAATTGAATGAACTAAATAATTTAGATGAAATAGAGTATTACAAGAATACTAGCGATATATTATTTCAATATTACGATACCGTAAATAAGCAATCGGATATTAATCAAAATATAAATTTTGTAAAAGAGTCCTTTAATAAACCAAAGATATATAAGAAGGAATCCAAAAAAAAGCGAAATATGAGCATAAATACTAACACGATTAATGTATTAGAAGCTCTTAATAACATAGATAATAAGAAGCTTGTAAAAGAAAATAAATGTGCTGATAGCGATAAAACGGAGGCCAATAAAATTAAGGGGGAAATTAATGAGAATGATAATAGCAAGGTATATGACAAGAGTACCTTGGTAGATAAATACATGGCTATAATAAACAATAGATATGTCAGAACAGTTGAGGACGAAAACATAGAGATATGTAAGGTTTGTAAAAATAGTATGACTTGCCTCCAACACGATGCAATAATTGTATGTAGTATCTGTGGATATCAGGAGCTTCTCTTAGTAGAGCAAAATAGACCGATATTAAAGCAGAATACGAAGGATACATCGCATTTTTGTTATAAGAGGATTAATCATTTTAGGGAGTGGTGCAATCAGGTTCAGGGAAAAGAGAGTACGGATATACCTGACGAAATATTTGAAAAGATTTTAACGGAAATTAAGAAAGAGAAAATAACTGACTTGAAAAAAATAACCTATTTAAAAATGAGGGATATTCTTAAAAGATTGAGAATAAACAAGTATTACGAGCATATCAATTATATTATAAACAGAATTAACGGAATACCTACGCCGCAATTCAGTCCTGAATTAGAGGATAAGCTATGTAATATGTTCAGAAGCATCCAAGCGCCTTTTTTGAAACATTGTCCGAAAGATAGAAAGAATTTTTTGTCATATAGCTATGTTCTCTATAAGTTCTTTCAGATACTCGGGCTCAACGAATACCTCAAATATTTTCCATTATTGAAAAGCAGAGAAAAGCTCTATGTTCAGGATCAGATATGGAAAAAGATATGCGTAGATTTAAACTACGAAATAATACCATCATTATAAACTGCTTACCGCGACTGCTGGAATATATTTAAAATCCGCAAATATTCCAGAAGACAAGTATACCGACAATAGGCTGACGATAGGCTGACGATAGGCTGACGATAAGCTGACGATAGGCTGACGATAGGCTGACGATAGGCTGACGATTATTATAATAAATATATTGATATTGACATAGCAGATACTTGAGAAGCCGGAATATTCTTATTTTTAGAATTTAAAATTTGAGTACATCTTTCTGTTTTTTTAAAAATTTCAAAAGTTTTTTAGAAATTACAAAATAATTCAAGAGATGTACTCAAAATTTAATTTTCAAATTTTATAGAAATCTGGTTGCTTTAGCTTGCTCCTTTTAGATATTAAAGAAGTAGCTTGAAGAGACTACCGATAAATCATAGATACATTTTATATTTTTAATATTTTTATATTATATAAGTAAAAAATGATTGAGCGATATGTATTATATCGCATTCTGGTAATCTAATAATCTCAGCTATATTAGTGCTAACTATGAACTATTTGACGAGATATATTATATCATATGAGGATAGTTTTATAGTTTTACAGTCTATGATTCTATCAGTCATATTGTTGAGAGCATTTGGCGAGATATTGTTTTATATTCCAAATGATATTTATTATGATATGAATTGCATTGAATTGCATTTGTATAAATAATAAAAATAATTAGAGGGAAGAAGAGGGAAGAAGAGGGAAGAAGAGGGAGGCTATTATAATAACATAAAGGCATTGGATTTTTGTAATCCTATGTTGCCTGCGGTTTGAGTAGCAATAGTAAATCGGTTTGCCAATAGTTCTAATATGTATATTGTCAGAGCTATTAGTATCGTGAGAGTAAATAGTTTGGCAACATTGAACTTATTGTCCTGTATTAGCAACGCTACAAAAGCTATTATTAAGGCCTGAATAATTAATTTTAACATTTTGTATAATAGTATGTTGAAATCATCGTATTTTTTAATTGACATTTATTATTATGAAACATTTTATTTGTAATTATGAAAATATATATAAGATTATAAATATATATTTATATTATAAGATAGAAGCAGTAGTATAAAATGGCAGCAGTAGAAAACAGCGCGATGGTATCAACAAAAGAGGTAGATTATTTGGACGAGGATAAGCCTATCCGTGGCCAAAACTTTGTGCTACTGTCTTTTTTGAGCCCCGAAGATGTTATTGTCAATAAAGAAGCGTACATTTTTACCAAGTTTATTGAGAAGTTTTCTGACGATATGAAGAAGCTTCTTGAAGGCATCAAGGAAAAGAATCCCGAGCAAAAGGATATGGTTGACACGATTGCCGACAATCACTCATATATCTTTGAGCCCAAGGAAATGAACGAACAGCTCGCGTTTTATAAATCAGTTAATAACGACACGCTTGAAGCTGCTTATCATAAAGATAATAACTTTATTACTTCTATGCGTGGCATCAAAGTTCGCGGCACCTTTGATACTATTGAAGAGGCAAAAGTCCGCAGCGAGTTTTTGAAGAAGATAGATAACAAGTTCAATATCTATATCGCGCAAGTAGGCTGTTGGTGTCCTTGGTCTCCTAACCCGGAGTCTCTTGAAAATCAAGAATATTCTGAGACACAGCTCAACACTCTGATGAAAGAGTATAAGAAGAATATGGACAATCGCGATATTGTCTTTGAAAACAGGAAACAAACGCTCGCTTCAAATTCTGCGCCCGTAGAGTCCGCAGGCGCTGCTGGCGATAATGTAGAGGCGAGCAATGAAAACGAAGATGGGAATATCGTCAGATTGGATGAGGTTAAAGAGGAGATTGAAAAGACTGATGTTTGGACTGAAAGAAATGTTGAAAAATAATCTATATTATATTATTAAGAATGAAAGCGATTGCTATATTTTTACTTTTTATAGGAGCTATACTAATAGTCCAGGGCTATTATGATAAAAAGCTTACTTGTGGTAAGGAAAAAATAATAGTCAAATATATACCTAGAAGTACCTATGAAGAACAAATGAAACCCGAAGAAAGCCTTCAAACATTTTACAGGGGAATGTTTGAAGATATTATATTGCCTTAATTATTTTTATCCTCAATATTATTAAATGGATATATTAAGAAATATTGAAAAAAAAATATTAAATATTGCCAATAATAATACTAATAGCGCGAGCGAAATTAATAATTTGAAAAAGGATATTAAACTATATTTGGATATTTTTGATAAACGCGAGGAAATAAAAAGAGAGAAGAAGGGCATCTACGATGAACTATATGATAACAAAAGGAAGGCTTATCGCATCAGCTATGAAAACTATCTATCTGATAAAAAGGAATTAATGAAAGACATTGTTAAAGAAAAGACTAAAGGTGCAATTCGCAAATACTTAGAATGTAAATACGAAGATGAAGATGCTGTAGCCAATATCCCAGATATTTACACATACGAAAATATCAGACTATCGCATAATCGCGAAGATTTTGATATGCCATATGTTCAACAGGTTCCACGGGATCCACAGGCTCCACCGGCTAAACCAAGTGTCCCCGTAAATAACAAAAAAGACCATATGATACCTGTCAAGCCCGTCAAGCCCGTCAAGCCCGTCAAGCCTATAAAAACGGCTAAGCCCGTCGCTAAGCCTATTGTAGCAAAACCGGATGAAAAAGAATGTCCTGAAGGTAAAGAAATAAATCCAGTAACAAAAAGATGTGTTAATGTATGTAAGGATGGACAAGTAAGAAACCCCGAAACAGGTAAATGTGTAGCATCCGCCAAAAAGACCAAGACAGATCCCAAGAAGGAACCTAATGAGGAACCTAAGAAGGAACCTAATGAGGAACCTAAGAAGACAGAGCCTAAAGGAGCGAAGGAGAAGGAATGTCCGGAGGGTAAAGAAATAAATCCAGTGACAAAGAGATGTGTCAATGTGTGCAAGGACGGACAAGTAAGAAATCCAGAGACAGGGAAATGTGTCGGTGCTAAGAAGAAATAGTGTATAATGCGTCGCCCCATCCCTTGTCTGTCATTATTGTTATAACTCTTGTAAAATTATAGCTTTTCAAAAAATCATCTATATCTTTTATACACGGGCAATTTTTATACAATTCTATTTCGTGTATTTTTATATATATGGCTTTTGCGTATTTCAAATAATTTGTAGCGCCCCGTAATGCCATTAGTTCGGCTCCTTGAATAGTTATATTCAAAAAGTTATATTCGTCAGCTTTAATACCTTGAATATCAAAAAAAGTATCTATAGTTATACTTTTAGATTTTGTACTATTAACATATGATATGTCTGGATAAACTTCAGTATGTCTAGACATATCTAAAATACTTGATGAAGCCGTATCATTCGCCTTGTACAATATAACCTCACTATCATCTTTATCAGTTATTATATAATTATAGACAACTATATTATTATTCTTAGCAACTGCTACCATATCATCATTTCCCTCTATCCATATTATATCATCCTTCGCGAAGCCCATTATAATGTATATAGGCAATTCTTCACATTTATGTGCGCCTATATGAATGCATTTGTTTATTTTTATATTATTAGTATTAAATAATTCTAATAAATAGCTTGGATTTAACAACATTATACTATACAAAATATAAAATTATTGCGTAATTATATTCAATATCTAAATATAATATAATATTAGGTTATTAAACATAGTATATAAATGAGTACTAATAATGAACATAATGATATAAATGATCCTGTGGTACAAGATGTTTTAAATGAATTCAGAGACGAATTATTAATATCTAAAAATAATAAAGATATGAGCTTAAATACGCCACCTCTTACAATACAAGATATGCCAGGCGGCAATCAATCTAACTCAACTCATCCCTCGTATCCTCCGCCGCATTCGCCGCCCCAACAGCCTTCTTATCATCAACAGCCTTCTTATCATCAACAGCCTCCTTATCCTTCTTCGCATCCTCAACAGCCTCCTTATCCTCCTTCGCATCAGCAACATACTCCTTATTCACCATACACTCAAATGAATAAAAATGATTATATGCTATATATGGATATTGAATTGATTAAGAAGAATCTCATAATAGTTATTATAGTATTCCTGATATATTTTAGCGGAATAATTAATAACATTTATGATAGGATACCAGAATATTTACAAGAAAATATCATGTCCCTTGATGTCTATATCAAAACCGTATTACTATTTATTATATTGTATGTAATATCTTATGCCGGATATGTATGATATTTTTAATATTTATATGAATAATTTACATCTTGTGGGACAGCTACAGTAGCTGTCTTTGTAGGAAGAGTAAAATATTTATATACAAAGAATACTCCTACAAAGAAGGTTAAAAATATAGAGAATATGGTAGTTCCAAACATTATAGTATAACTGGATGAATCATATATATCTTTATTCATTACAACGATAGATATTATCATAACATTATATAAAATAATTATAAGCGAATAGATTGCTATAAATAGATTTAAATTACTATAATATCCCCACGCTAATGCTACAACAATAATTATACTTGCAACAGAATAACCAAATATTATAAATACTTCCTTTACAATATCATCATTTTCCGCTTGTGAAACAAAAGCCTCTTTCATTTTTATATATCTAATAATTATTAAGATTATTTATTGCGAGTATTGCTAGTATTGCGAGTATTGTGAGTATTACAAGTATTGTGAGTATTACGAATTATTGCAGTTTTTATAAAAGTTTTTAACATCTGTATTAGTTCTAAAGGAGTTCTTATCAACATCTATGATTTTTATAGAGCTCAGTTTTTTTGCTCGCGATAATGCAGTATATGATTGTCCGCAAGTAAATATATTAGGCCCCAAATCTAATTCAAGGGCATCTATCGTCATACCCTGAGATTTATGAATAGAGAGAGCGTAGCATATTCTAATAGGCATATGTATGATATAAGAGCTTTTTGACGAAACCTTATTATTGAATGTATCTGTAAAATATTTAATAGTATGAATATTACCGTTTATATCATTGATAATTACATAATCTGCCCCGAGATGTTTAATAACACCCCTCGTTCCATTTACAAGAGATTCCTCAACACTTATATTTCTGATAATAATAACTTGGGCGTTTAATGTAAGCTCAATTGCAAATTTTTCTCCCTCCTTTTCCTTATCACAGCTCGCAATAGCAGCATATGTCTTAGATATATTCCCCAGCGCTTTAAGCTTCTCTATCTCAATATTATTGATTTTATCAACATTAACATTTATAGGATACAATTTCGTAGGAATAATGCCATTATCAAACTCGGTATCTCGTAATTTATCTAAAACCTTTATGATATTATCAGTACATTTGCCTTTTCTAACAATTTTCAGAATCTTTTGAAATAGTTCGTCGTCATCCTGTCTTATTAACTTTTCAAGCAATACTATTCTTATATTTATTTTATTCCATATATCCGATAAGAAACAATATCTGCCTTTAACGGGCGCCAATTGACAAAAGTCGCCTACTAATATTAACTGAATATTACCAAAGCACGCTTCGCTGGATTTTATGATACTTAGAAGTTCAGATATTTTTTCAAATAATTCCTTATCAATCATAGATATCTCGTCAATAATAAGTGCATCAAGCTTTAATATATTCTCGTGCTTTTTCTTGTTTTTAAGAATATTGCCAAGTATTTCCTTGATACTCCCTGTTCCCAAACCGAGTCCTAAAAATGAATGTAATGTCTGGCCACCTATCATAACCGCTGCAGTCCCAGTAGATGCCGTAATAGCAAAGTTCTTATTTGCATTATTCAAATACTCTATGATATATTTAATAGTATAAGATTTCCCAGTTCCTGCTGAACCCGTCAATAAAATATTATGTCCTTCCATAACACTACTGACAGCATATATTTGCTCTTCGTTTAAAAGATTCATTATAAAAATAAGATAATATATATCTATATCATTTTTTATTATATCCCTCGTCTCAATCTAATCAATCTAATCAATCAATTAGGGTTTTTCATAAGGAATCAAGGATTTTTTTAATGCCCTTGTTCTTCTTATTGTAATTTGATATGAATATATTATTTTTATTTTGCAATCGCTTAATAATATCGTTGTGATATCGCTCATCAATTGTCGGCGAAAAGTTATAATACCACTTCTTTAATATCTCTATGTCTATTATTTTTTGCGGATTACAATTGTATTCCTTGTACATATACAGAATGGCTCTTGATATAAAACCCCGCGAATCATTATTAGGTACAAACACCTTGTCCTTGTGATTTACATAATTATTACATTCTAATTCAACCCAATGTTTGCTCTTTATATCATAATCTTCGTGAAACTTATAATTGGATCTATTGCTATTTAGTGTATTGAGGGTCTTGATAATATTGTGCATATCATTAGATTGCTTGCCATCTAATAAACATTGTGGGTATATGTGTTCGGCTGATACAAATTGCCTATTATAATTGCTTTTCGCCACACCACGTGCAATATTTTTAGATATGCTAGAACAAGTTAATGTGTCGTCGGCGATTCCGTTGATAATACACTTTTTAAGGTATTTATTAGTATATATCATAGGCATTTTAGGATCGTTTAATATTGTATCTTTGATTATATTTGAGTATTGAATATGTGTATGCATATTTGTCCGCATTTTATTCTGTATTTTAGCAAAAGTACACACATAACTCACTTGAAACAATAATAACAAGATTATTAATAGCATAACACAACCTTAATATTAAGAGAGATATTATCAATTTTTTTCTACATTCGGGTATAATATTTTAAAAAATATATACATATTTTCGTGGATACTATATGTGCCATCTGGCTTAAACATTTTGAGTAGCTTTTTAGATTCAAAATCCCCATGTATCCAATAATGAACCATAATGGGTTTTGAAGGATATTTGCCGCTCCTAACGGCGGCCCAATCATTAGCGGCCGAGGGAATACCCTCAAGCTTCAAATCATTAATAGGAAATATCAGCTCCCTATCCTCTATTATGAAAACATCTCGTTCTCTCAAATCCTTATCGTAATTATTTATATTAGTTAAAATGTAATATCCGCCAAATATATCAAACTTATTAAATAAATCATATCCATGTCTATTTATATATTCTGGGATATTGTGCAAAAGTTTGTGCAAGAATGCATTATTTTTGTTAGCAGCAAAGAATGCATTGCATATATATCTATCATTATTATATATCATTTTAGTTTGTTCGGCAGGCTCATAGCTTACATAAAAGGTTTCTCTTGTCATATCAAGGAGTTCGGTGAAATCTCGCAAAACCAAAACGTCCAAATCAATATATATTCCACCATAATGATATACTAAAATGATTCGGGCAATATCCCCGCGCTGTACGCCAGTTCGTGCCGAATTATATATTTTATAAAAATTGGGATAGTGTTCGTTTATCAATTTTAAAATCATATTGTCCGTCCATAAGATTATTTCGTATCCTCGCGATTTCAATAATTTTGCGTTCTCCTCGCGTATATAATTAATTATTGGAGGAACAGGGTCGTCGCTCCAAGTTTGATGTATCGTCTTAGGTATCATAGTATATACTAATAATATTAATAATAGCTTTATATCCATATCCTAAAAAGACATATTCATAATCGCATTATCTAAAATATAATCCCAGAAGATTATGAAATTTACTAGTTTAATATTTGAGAATTCAAATGATGGTATATAAATAGACATAAAATTGAAGTCGCCGAATATATTAAGAGACCACATAAACTTAAATATTATAGTATATAAATACATATTCTTGGTATCATCATAAGATTTATAATATATCAAAGTATCCTTATAAAAATACACAGGTAATATATGAAATATTATATTACATATTATATATTCCGCCTGTAATAGACGTTTATCCGAAATGCCCTTAATTAGTTTATTAAAAATGAATGGAGAATTATCTAATGTTTGAAATAATATCCTACTATCATATATTATAAATGTGTGAAATAATATAAATATATTTAAAGAATTATTAGCAATAAACTTGGATATCATCAGATTATTTATATTAAAATAATTAATCAATATATAATTCAAAAATATAATATAGATATTCCAATTCGTATATTGATTTATTTTTCTCCTCAATACATCAATCTTAATATTTTCTGTATATTTCCCGCTTATCATCATACATATAAATATGGTATATAAGAATAACTCAAATTGATTACTATCCTTATTATATACTACCAAATTATTCATCATTATAATATAGATATTATATATTTATCTTATATAATATTTACAGCTCTTATGGGGGATGGGGAAACCGCCCCCAACACGGGCTATAATGGGCTATTGTGGGCTATTGTCAAGGTTATAAAAATACTTAGATTAACATAGCAGTTATAGAGACACTGGAATATCTATATTTTTTGATTTTTAAATTTGAGTAGCATAGCGTATCTCTTGATTTATTTTGTAATTTCTAAAAAACTTTTGAAAAAACAGAAAGATACGCTCCGCTACTCAAATTTTAATTTTCAATTTTTAGAAATATTCAGTGTCTTTTTAATATATCATAATGGTATTACAAATATCTCAATAGCCTCTCAATAGCCAGCGATAGCCTTTAGATAGCCTCTCAATAGCCTCTCGATAGCCTTTAGATAGCCTTTAGATAGCCTCTCGATAGCTTCTCAATCATATATCAGTAATTATTATAAAAATACTTAAACTATCAGAGCATTTCTTGAGACACTGGAATATCAATATTTTTTCATTTTAAAATTTGAGTACATCTCTTGATTTATTTTGTAATTTCTAAAAAACTTTTGAAATTTTTGAAAAAACAGAAAGATGTACTCAAATTTTAATTTTAAATTTTTAGAATTATTCAGTGTCTTTTTAATATATCATAATGGTATTACAAATATCTCAATAGCCTCTCAATAGCCCCTCAATAGCCCAACAATAGCTTTTTCTAAAACCTCCCTTTGAAAACCGCGTTGGGGGCGGTCTCCCCCATCCCCCATAGGATTATTCTAAGGGCGAGGAAGTTATTGTCATACCACAATATTCTACATTTTTTACTTTGAATTCTTGTTTAGTATATATTCCTATATTTATAGATTCTTCTAATATCCATTTGAAATTATCCCAAAATTCTTCGGTATGTCCTATACTTTCTGTTGATAAATGGGCGAACTCGTGTAATACGACGAAAAGCATCGTATTTAAATCAACTAATTTATCATTACTTCTAAGACACAGAACAATCTGCTCGCCTTTGTTTATAGAATAGCTCGTATATCCAGGAGTATCAACGCCCTCTTTTAATCTGTCTGGCTTAAAGTTCTTCTTTAATAATCTAACGCGCTCATCGTTAAGAGAAAAGGATTTCTCTAAGTGTTCCATTAATACTACTAGCTTCTCTCGTATCTTTGCGATTAAATTGGCGGCTTCAAGAGAATCGTCTTTAATCTGTACTGTATATTCCTTCTCATCTATTTTGCTCCTGACTTTCATTAATCCAATATTAGAATAATAATTATAAATATAATATATCCCTATTATTGTTACAATTATTATAATTAACCCCTCTGTGTTTATTTCCATACTTCTATTACTTATAATAAATTAAAAATTGATTTCTATTATTTATATTTAAATAATTGCCATTATCTATTTAATATGGATAAACCAAGGAAAGACTACGAACCTCTTAACAAAAGCCCCGTAGAGTTTCAAATCACAGACATATATGTCCCCGAGAATGATAGAAATAAGGAGAAGGATTTTGACGAAACATATTCTATGATTTTATACGGCGTATGTGATAACGGCGCTACTATCTCAACCGTTGTGAATTGTTTCAAGCCTTTCTTTTACATTAAACCTCCTGAATCGTGGGAAAGCCTTAGTGATAAGGTGTTTGAGGCTAAGGTTTCAACATTCAAAGATAAGCTATTGAATGGCAAATATATGGCGCAATTCAAGAATAATAAATACGAAAAGAAAATTATCCCGAACAATTTGTTATCGCATTTCTCTAACATATCTACGGTAGAAAAGAAGGATTTCTGGGGATTCACTAATAACAAGCTATTCCGCTTCATTAAAATATCTGTGAAATCCTTGAAACTATATAACAATCTCAAGTATTATTTGAAAACTCTTGAGAAAGAAGGATTCAAGGCGTACGAGAGCAATATTGACCCATTCCTTAAATATATTCATATTCAAAATATCAAACCTTGCGGTTGGGTAAGAATTGAGAAATACAAAGATGGCGATGATTCGTGCAGATGCAATTATAATATCAGCATAAATAGCAAGGATATTATTCCGCTTGATATCAATAAAATCGCACCTATTCTCATAACATCTTTTGATATTGAATGTTCCAGTAGCCACGGAGATTTTCCAGTTGCCATAAAGAATTATAGCAAGGTCGCGCAAGATTTGGCATTGGTCGCAAAAGCCGGATACGAATACACTAGTGATTTTATAATTAGCTGGTTAAAAAACATCTATATAAAGGATATTATAATTGATGAAGCGATTGACCTAAAAATAAATCGGGTATATGCTAAGAAGAAGCTACATTCCAATTATATTAATAGCATTCCCGAGCTTCTTGCAGATAGAATGGAAGATATAATATCAATTCTGAATAAAATATCTGCATCTGTTGCTAAATCTGCAGATGATGATGACGGCGATGGCGGTGGCGACAGCGGAGAGGCCGAAGAAGATAATGATGTAAATATGACGATTGCCCAATTGAATGAAGAAGAGATGAAGCTGGCAAAAATATTAGATACGCTATTGGTTCCGCTTGAAGGCGACAAAATTATTCAAATAGGAACTACTACGCATATATACGGTTCTGATAAGATTGTTTATAAAAATATCATTACATTGGATACTTGCGATTTAATTGAGGATTGCGATGTTATTGCGTGTAATACGGAAAAGGAATTGTTGATAAAATGGAAAGAGCTGATGAATGAGTTGAACTCTGATATTGTAGTAGGCTATAATATATTCGGTTTTGATATGCCCTATATATGGGATAGAGCTAAGGAGCTTGGGATATTGGAAGAATACAGTATAGGCTGGGGGAGATTGATAACCCGCAAAACATCTCTGGTTGAACAAAAATTATCTTCTTCGGCGATGGGAGATAATATCCTCAGATATATTGATATGGACGGTGTCGTATTAATTGATTTGCTCAAGGTTATGCAGAGAGAACAGAAATTGGATAGTTATAAATTGGATAATGTCGCCTCAATATTTCTCGGGGATAATAAGAATGATTTGAAGCCACAAGAAATATTCGCCAAATTTAAGGGCGATTCTAAGGACAGATGCGAGATAGCCAGGTATTGTATTCAAGATTGCTGTCTCGTCAATAGGCTAATTCATAAATTAAAAATTATGGAGAATAATATTGGGATGGGAAATGTATGCTTAGTTCCTCTCAATTTCCTATTCCGCAGAGGACAGGGAATAAAGATTTTCTCTCTAATCGCCAAGCAATGTATGGAAAAAAACTCGCTGATTCCCACGATTAAATCGTATGACAATGATGTTATAGATATGGAAGACGGCTATGAAGGCGCCGTTGTCTTAGACCCGAAAGAAGCGATATATTTAAATGACCCGATTGTAGTATTTGATTACGGCTCTCTATATCCTTCATCTATGATTTCAAATAATCTGTCTCACGATTGCTATTTGATGGACGAAAAATATAGGGTTGCCGACCCTAACATAGAATACAAGAATATATATTATGATATATATGAAGGAAAGGGAGATAAGAAGAAAAAAGTAGGTGAAAAAGAATGTACCTTCGTACAATACAAGGACGGACGCAAGGGAATCATAGCAGATATCTTGGATATGCTTTTGATTGAGCGCAAAAATACGAGGAAAAAAATAGAATACAAGACAATCAAGGATGGCAAAAATACATATACGGGATTTTGTACGGACAAAGGCGATATCTATAATATACTGAATATTGATACTGGAGAAAATTACAATATTCAAAAAGATACTGTCTTATCAGTTGAAGATACCTATAATAGCTTTGAGCAGGATGTATTAGATTCGCGACAGATTGCCTATAAAATCACGGCAAACTCGCTATACGGCCAAATTGGCGCCAGAACATCATCTATATATTTGAAAGAAATAGCAGCCTGTACTACGGCGACCGGGAGAGAAATGATTATGTTGGCTAAAAAATTCGTTGAGGATAATTATGGTGCCGATGTTATTTATGGAGATACCGATTCAATCTTCTGCAAGTTTCCTTTGAAGGACGAGGAGGGCAATATCGTAATGGGGAAGGACGCGTTGCCCTATGCGATTAAGATGGGGAAAATAGTAGAAAAGGAGATAGCAAAAATAATGCCTAAGCCGCAGAAATTGAATTATGAAAAATCGCTGTATCCGTTTATATTGCTAAGTAAAAAGCGATATGTCGGGAACCTGTATGAAACTGATGTTAATAGCTATAAACAGAAATCTATGGGTATTGTATTGAAAAGGCGAGATAATGCGCATATTGTCAAGAAAGTATATGGAGGCGTCATTGATATCATATTGAAAAAACAGGATTTGGCTGCTTCTATAGAGTTTCTAAATGAAGAACTCAAGGATCTCGTAGAGGGCAAAACATCAATTCAGGAACTCGTTATTACTAAGAGCATCAAAGCATCTTACAAAGACCCTTCAAAAATAGCTCATAAGGTTTTGGCAGATAGAATAGGTGCGCGAGACCCAGGAAATCGTCCGTGTGTCAACGAACGCATCCCATTTGTATATATAAAAACTAATAACCCTAATTCTCTCCAGGGAGACAGGATAGAAAACCCAGAATATATCGTAGAGAATAATTTGACTCCCGACTATCTCCACTATATTACAAATCAAATTATGAAACCAATTCTGCAATTATATGCCCTATGTATTGAACTGTTGCCAGGATATGATAAGGATGAAGAGTATTGGCAGAAAGTTGATAATGATTTACAAACTAAACCTATGTATCAGGATATGATGCGCCGAAAAAACAGATTAGATAATCTGAAATTATTAGCTGTCAAAGAGCTATTATTTGACAAATACATCAACGTATTGAGCGAGCCGAAAGAACCTAAAATTAGAAAATCAGCAAAATCTCGCTCAACTAAGACAGCAGTATCTGGCGAACCTGAAGCCATCGCCGTTGGGAACGAGATTATTAAGACAGAGAAGGAGAAATTGAAAAAAACTGATAAAAATATTGAGACGGGAACATTGAAGGTAGATATTAAAATTACTAAAAATGCCAAGACAGGCCTTATAGGGTCTTCTGCATATATTAGCGATGGGACGAGCAAAATATGGCAATATGAAAAAGATAATTGTAGGGATAAGAATAGGGAAGCAATTTATATTATAAATAAGGTAATTAATTATGATAAAAATTATAAATATATTATTACACTGAATAATAAGAAGTTTATTATAGAATATAATACAGCCCTAGTGTATTATAAGGAAAAAGAGGCGTCTATGGAAACTAATATATTGAGTGATATATTCAATAGCCAAAACATAGGGGAGCTGAAAATTATTAATAATACCAGGATATTTGGCGATATTATTGCCGATTACAAGCTATTCTCGTTTGTCTCCAAATAAATACTTAACAATCGTAGCCGCTTTCTCCTTGCCTACGCCATCTATCTTGCACAACTCCTTAATTTTATTGTCATTGTCAATTAAACTCGTGATTAAATTTGGCATCGTGGGATATATCTTGGCAATATTCTTTGCTATTATATTTGAAATATGAGGAATCTGTGATAACTGCATAATATAACAGGTGTCCTCGTCTATATTATCTATTTTCTTTTTTTTAAGCTTAATATGGTCTGTATAACATAATGTTTCATTTTCATTGCTATGAACATAAATAAACTTTTTAGGATTTTCTATTATTTTAACTGCTATTGATAACAATAATGTGGCTGTTTCGCTAATTTTTTTTGTAAATAAAACCCTGATATTATCACGAAACATAGTATTTATATAAGCACCTTGAATAATTGATTTATTTGAATATATTTTAGAAGATATAACATCATCTTCTTCAATAATATATGATAATTGATATTTAGAATAACATGATAACATTCGCACCTTCTGTTCTCTATATCTTCCATCGTGTATAGAAGAAATCAAATCTTTAACTGTTTTTCTTTCAAATATATATAGAATATCATTATATTTAATATGAATATCTCCAATATCTAATGTTTCTTTTATAATATCTATTTTATCCTTGTAAATATCTAAATCTCTGTCTAATATATCATTATACAAAGAGTCCTCGCGAATATCAACAATAATCGTAAGTTTATTATCCATATATGAGAATATATATTAATATATTTATATATTATTTAGATAAACTAATTGGGGATGATGAATTGCTAACATACATATGTTTAATACTTGCTATTCTTAATACGTTATTAATGTCTATTGTTATTACTGATATCAGGTGCAATTTCAATATCTATATTTTTCTATTATTTGAAGCTCTTTTCTTAATATTTATAGTATATTTTTTATTGAAAAATAAAGATGTATATAGCAAAGATGATGACATAAAATATGACTGGTATTTTTATTTACGCGTCAGCATAATAACCCTCGTATTTTTAAATTTTGCCCTATACATATACAAGATATCAAACAACTCTTCTATAGACCTCTCGAAAAATGGCGGCGGAGGCGCTTTTTCAAGACAAAGAACAAAGGTATCTTCAATACAATCAGAAACAGAAACAAGTACTAACGATGATATAAATGAAGAAAAAAGATTACTAGTTACAGAATTAAATAAAGAAATTGCAAGAAGAATAAGACTTGTGAGAGATAAACAAGCACTGAAAGAGTATGATATAACTAGAGATAATATAAAAAATCCAGTAATAATAAAACAAAAAATAGACGAATCAAGGAAATCATTAAACGCCGAAATAGAAGCAATAAAAAAAGAGAAAATACAAAGGAGAAATCAAATAAAAGATGATGCGAGAAAAGCTATAAGTAAAAGTAAAATATCACAAAAATCATTGAATACATCTCGAACTTCTCGAAATAATAGGGTGCATCCAATATAATACTTAATGAACACGATTTTAACTTGATTAGAAAAATAACAAAAATAAATAAAAAGTGATAGGATTTATAATATTATATACGATTTATAATATGGATTCATATGGACTTATAGAACCTGTGGGAATTGCTTTAACTAATGAAGAAATTATTATTCTTACAGAGGATTTTGCCAAAGATTATATGAAAAAGTATGATGATTCGCATAGTTTTGACCACGCAATGAGAGTTAAAAATATGGCTACGACTCTGGCAATATCAGAAAATCTAAATGAAGAACAAATATTTATAATTCAATTGGCAGCGCTGACGCACGATATAAATGATAGCAAATATAGTAATAATAATGAGGACACGCAAGAAAATGTATTGAGGGGCTTCTTTAATAATTTAATAGATGACAAAAGTATATTAGAAAATATTATAGATATTGCTTGTAATGTAAGCTTGTCTCATGAATTGGCAAAGACTTCGTCTTCATATAAATCTATTGAATTGGATTGCGTCAGAGATGCAGATCGCATAGATTCGCTAGGAGCAATAGGAATATCCAGATATTTCACATACGGGATTGTAAATAAACAGAGTAATATAAGCAGTATCATTGATAACATAGAAAATCGCACAAATATCTTGATGAATAACATAAATACTGATATGGGCAAAAAAATAAGCACAGATAAATATAGAATTATTAGAATGTTTATAGAAGATTATCGCGATACTATGTTTTATCAATCGCTTTAATAGTTCTAACGACGAACTTATTAATTATCGTATTCAATATTAGCTTTGCATCATCGCATTTAATCTCATTATTAACTTTATCAATCAAGTAATCACTCTCTCGCTTTATATTGACCTTTTTGTTATATTTCTTTCTAATTTTTTCTGCAACAATATAGCTGTGAATCTTACCGACAGCATCTTTCCTTTCCTTATCAATTATCATAATATAAGTATTGTGGATAATATTATATACAAGCATTCGCACAGTTATATTATCCAATATCCTATAATTTTTTTTATAACAATATACGGCATTATCAAATCCGTAATCACCAATTATATCATTAATATCGCGCTCATGCATTATTTTAATCTCTTCATTTACATACATTGCAATGATATTTTTCAATTTAAAATAGTCTTCGTTAGATGATTCATCATTAAGCTTCATTTTTGCAATAATAACCTTGGTTATATTTTTGAGTTTTTTGTGATTTGCAATATTAAGCTTGAGAATGTTCTCAGGATTCACATCAACATAAAACATAGTCTCTTATAATAATATAAATGTATTATTATCCAATCAATTTTTATATTCGTCTGCGATTCGCTCATCTGTCGCAATTTTAGACACAGTTGTCATGGTCGTTTGTGAAGGTATTGACATAGGTTGAGAAGGGGCCTTTGTCGCATTCTCCTAGGGATTTAAAATTAATATCAACTGGACATTCTTTTTTGAAGTTTTTTGCGGTTTTTGCCTTGGATTGATAATCAAACAGTTCAAAAGAGTTCAATTGGTTTTTAAAAGTATCACTTATGCCATATTGAAAAGTCCAATCGCCCTCGTTATAAAAGGGCTTCTTATAAATGCAACTCTTTTTGCCAACAGACATTCCAGATAAAAGCCCGTTCTCTCTGCCTTTTATATCATCCAAATTATCAAAATAATATTGATGGCTATGACACAATTCCATATTAATATTCGCGTCAAATAGTATTCTCTGACTATCAGTATATTTTTTTGATAATAATGACATATTCTCACAGGATATTTTAGAACTCAATTCCTTCATATTATATTCCTTCGGCGCCTCTTGGACTCCGTCCTTTATAACTTCGTAATAATTATTCATAATTCTATTTATATTAAGATAGATAAAATAATAATGTATATAAATAGAAGATTTGATTTTTTGATGTTCTATTATTTGAATCTTCACAATAAAAAAGATGTTAATGATGTTATAATTTCAAGCGAGAATGTAGTTATATTATATTACTCGGATATGTGCGGCCATTGTATTCAATTGAAACCTACTTGGAATAAACTGTGCGATAGCATAAAAAATAAAAAAGATATAACTATAGTAAATGTGGAGGCAAATAACTATGATCATCTTCCTGCAAAATACAAGAAGAATATTGACGGATATCCTACGATAATTAAGTATTTGCGTGGTAAAAAGAGCGAATACAATGGAAACAGAGAATTGACTGATTTGATAAAGTTCATTACGCCTATCGTCAAGCCCAAAGTAATACCTGCAAAAGGCGCAAAAAAATAATTTAAGGATAATATACAATTATAATATATAATGGATAATTTGAATATTGTAGATGATATTATTAACAATAATAGCAACGAGCCTACGCCCGAAGAATTGGAAACTTTTAAAAATCTCGTGAATGATTGGTTTAAATACGATGACCAGATTAGAAAACTAAGTATTGCTATGAAAGAGCGCAAGAATTACCAGCGAGTTTTAAATAATAAAATAGAGGAATTTATGTTTAATTATAAATACAATGACCTTAATACACAACATGGGAGAATTAAAACAAACGTTAAAGAATGCAAAGTTCCTATCAAAATGAATGATATTAAAACAAAAATAATTAAATATAATGAGCTTTCTGGTGAAGAATTGCTTAAAAAAATATTTGAAGACGAACGCGAAACAGTAGTAAAAAAGAATATTAAGAGAATTATCCCCAAAGTATCTCTTACTCTATAAAACTTCATACTCCGTACTCTGTAATTCGTTATTTATAAGAAGCATTTGCATTTATTTTTATTATGAATAGCACCGTGTACTATATCATATTCGCAAGATGTTGAATAATATACATTTTTAATATTGTATTTCATAATTGTGCTCTCGCAATCCAAACAAGGCCGTGAATATTTCAGAGGATTATCTAAGCTATTAGGACCTATTCTTACGACATAGATATCGCATTCATTAAGAATCCCCTTGTACTTCTTGTTTATTTTTGATATTGCAGATATTTCGGCGTGCATACTATTTCCCTTTATATAAAAATTGTATCCCGATGAAATTATAATATCTTTATATACTATTATAGCACCGTGTTTGTGCGTATAAACCGGCGATTTTGAGGCAATTTTAGCAGCAATATTCAAATAATACTTTTGCTTATCATTAGATATCTTAATAACATTATCATCTCCCATCTTATACCTCGGTATTCTTTTATTGAGATGACACGGGTTGCCTGGGTTGCCGGGGTTCATTCCAGATATATTTGAGTCATTCAGCGCATTTCTATCATCGGGCATTTTACAAATTGATATTGTTAATAGTATATTATATAATATACTATGTTATATCTGTTATATATATTATATTTAATATATAAACAATATCAATTTTTATTACATTTGTTATACCAAAGTGATATATGATATATGATATATGATATATGATATATGATATCTAATTATTAATAACAAGATTTTCATTCTGGTTCAGTTCGTGTTCATAACATAGATTGTGTACTTTGAGCGGGGCTATTCTTCCTACACGCTGGGCTCTTCCAATAGCTTGCTGTTTATCAGCGTCCATAGAGTGTAATATTATTACATCTGTGGCAACACTAATATCAATGCCCGAACCAGCATATTGTGTAGTAAGCAAAATAACATTAGTATTTCCATATTTAAAGTTGTTAAGGATATTCATCATCTGGTTAGTATTACCCTTAAGACACGCGTGTGTTATATTGTTAGTCGTAAGTATTTCAGTAATTTTAGAGAATGCAGCATCTACGCGACTGAATACAATGAACTTGCCTGCTCTGTTATTCAATATCAATTCAATCAAGGTATCCTCTTTGCTCAATATGCCTTTTCCAATAGAATCTTTGTTTGATAATTTTACAGCCTCATCTTTTTTATCTGGAACAATTGCTGTCAAATTGTCAGTACTAGTTATTTCTTTGCGACAATTAGGGCACCTCTTGATATTATCTCCGGTCATTCCCCTGTTATTTAATAAATTAATAATGCAACTACCACAAAATATGTGAGTACAATCCAAAATTATAGGGTGCGTTATATTATCCAAACAAATTGCACATGTTTTATTTTCAATCTCTGATATCCTCTCCGTCAAATCTTTCAGTTTTTCATTCAAATTGATTAGCTCTTGCTCTATCATCTTCAATTTATTAGCTTTTACATCGTCTGCTATATCCAATAAAGTAATATAATCCTTCTCTTTATATTTATTCTGAATAGCCTTGTTCATATCTGCGCATATCAAATTGGCTATTCCTGTCTCAGTTTCATTTTTACCTCCAAGTTCTTTGATAGCCCCCGAAATATCGTTCGCATTTATTTTTTCAAGCACATTCTGGCTAATGTAATTTTTAATTACCTTCAAATATTTTGACATCTTACATAAATAAAATGTCTCTACGATTGGAGGGATATCAAAGCTCTCTTTAACAAAATCCTTATTACACTTGACGAGCATAAAGTTCAGATATTCCTCTTTAATAAACTCCTTCATATTATGATGTAATGATATGGATGATGAATAAACGCGGTCGCATATATTTAAATAGGTTCCGCTAATTAACCAAATATATAAATAGGAAAGCCCCTCTATTTTATTAATAATATCGTGGCATTCATCTACGATTACGCGCTTCCATTTATAGATATACGAAGAATGCTTTTGATCCTTGTATAATGAGAAATAATGAGGGTCATAATATTTGAATAATATAGACAGTGTAGTGTTTTTAATAAGAATTACATCATATTGATTGAAATAGTTGATAATTTCATCGTAGTCTGTATCGTATTTTGGCATATTCTTATTTATAAAATTAAGATTTTCAATAGCCAGATATTTCAAATTGGTACTCTCGCGCAATGTTCGTTCCCATTGGACGTATACGGGGCCACGAGGAACTACAATTAATGTAGAATTAATAATTTTATTTAAAGCTGCTATATTTTTATTCTTAGAACTTAATTTAAAATAATTATAAGCCTTGGAACTATGATAACTAATAATTTTCTCATTATTAATCCATATATTGTCAAGATTATTATGAGCTACTATAGACAATGCTATTAGCGTTTTGCCATATCCCACGATATCTCCCAAAATACCTATATTAGACTCTATTTCTTCACCCGTTATATATCTAATTTTTCTATGATTTTCCATCATAATAGCCTTATATAAGCAAGCTAATTGATGCGGTTTTAACTGTTTCTTTATTTTGGCAGGCTGAAAACACCGAGGCGACTCATTATCTAACTCAATATTATAAATTACACTATCATAATTATAATAATCATTAGACATTATACATATATTATATTATAATATGCAAATATATTTTATATACATTTATAATCTCCTTGTAAAATGATATAAGAATTAATATCAAATATTAAATATAATGAACGAAGCAAGCGAATCTGTCCCAGATACCCAAGTATCAATCGCTGAGGTACAAGAGCCTACTGTTATTGCAACAACCGAACCGAAAAGACCGTCAGGTAATAATGAGGCGCCAGAAAAATTGAAGCGTGTTATCTTTGCTTTACCTGGGGATAATTTTAGTTCTAAGTTTTTAATTTCTTGGACTTCTACAATTAGCAAGGTTATGGATATGCGCAAATATGATATATTGATTTCTCCAGCAACAGGTTCATATGTTTCTTTTGTAAGAATGAAAACGCTTGGATTGGATACGCTAAGAGGAGATGCTCAAAAGCCTTTCAATAATGAAGATTTTGATTTGTGGGTTACGATTGACAGTGACATTATATTTACACCCGAACAAGTTATTGAATTGATTGAATCTGCCGAACATCATCCTGTTGTCGCGGGTATGTATAGAATGGCCGACTTGACAAATTATGCTTTTGTTAAAGATTGGGACATTAATTATTTCAAAGAAAATGGAACATTTAAGTTTAGTACTCCAGAAGAAATTGATGTATGGAAAAAAGAGACTTCATTCAAATATTATCCAGTCGCTTATACTGGAATGGGATTTATGGCAGTTAAAAAAGAGGTTTTTGATAAAATGCAATATCCATATTTTGACGCCGAATTAAATATAATTATAGCAGATGATGGAAAGGTAATCCGAGATATATGTAGCGAGGATGTTGCGTTTTCAAAAAATATCATCAAAGCTGGTTATCAAATTATGATTAACACAGATATACGCGTAGGGCACTTAAAACAGTTGGTAATTTAAAATATCATTAAAATTATAGAATATAATGAACATTATTTTTTCATTAATAGAAAATGCTAATAGCTATTATCCATTTTTAATTGTAATATTATATATATTATACTATTTAATATCAAACTCATTTATGTTTTTAATATTAATAATTGCAGGGATATTAATAGGATTCTATATAATATATATATTCAGACATAATATATTATATTATTATTCATAATCATTGTCTTTATTTTATACTATTAAATATTTTATTTATAATATAATTAAATCCTGTATCTTTATTTTTGGCATTATTTCTCGCTCCCTCTCGTACCCGACCATTACCTCTTCCGCGACCTCTTCCCCTCCCGCTCCCTCTATAGCCCCCTATAATTTTATTATCTTCCTCATTATCTTTTTTTTTTGATTTGCTATCTTTACCGCTTTTTTCTTCTGATTCGTCATCGCTATCGCTCTCGCCGCTGCTGCTTTCGCTAATGCTTGTATCTTCAGCCTTTTCCTTTTTTTCTTCTGATTCGCTATCACTGCTGCTTTCGCTACTGCTTGTATCTTCAGCCTTTTCATTTTTTTCTTCTGATTCGCTATCACTGCGGCTTTCACTACTGCTTTTTTCTTCAACCTTTTCATTTTTTTCTTCTGATTCGCTATCACTGCTACTGCCTGTATCTTCATCTTCATCTTCATCTTCATCTTCATCTTCATCTTCATCTTCATCTTCATTTACAGCCTCTTCTTTCGCGGGCTCTTGTATAACAGCCTCTTCTTTCGCGGGCTCTTGTATAACAGGCTCTTCTTTCGCGGGCTCTTGTATAACAGGCTCTTCTTTAACAGATATTTTTTTAACACTTCCCCTTACCGTATCTTGCAAATTGTCAATTTGTTCTTTAGAATTTTGAGAAAATGAAAAAGGCATCATATAAGAATATTCTTGATCGACAGGTGGAGCTTGCTGGACAGGCGGAGCTTGTTGGACGGACTGAGCTTGTTGGACGGACTGAGCTTGTTGGACAGGTGGAGCTTGCTGGGGTGCAGAGAAAGAGAAGAGTGAAGATTGAGCAGGTAATGCTTCAGGTGTTGGAGCTGACCTTACATAAGGCTCTTGATTATATTGATATACAGGATTATTATTTAACACATTAATTTCTGGTTCTGCAGGAGAAGAAGAAGAATAATAATAATATATTAACCCACCGCATATAATTAGAAATACAAATATTCCTATACCTATCAATACCCATTTAAATTTTCCCATTATACCTTCATCTTCATCATCTTCATCATCTTCATCATCCTTTTTTTCAGGCTTATCAGGAGTAGCAGGCTTATCAGGAGTAGCAGGCTTATCAGGAGTAGCAGGCTTATCAGGAGTAGCAGGCTTATCAGAAGTAGCAGGCTTATCTACTGTCGGTGTATCCGGTGAGGTTATTTTATCTTGCTCTTCTCTTGTTTTTACGGCATCGTTTAGATTTTTTGTTAATTCATTATTATCTATTATAAAATCTTCAAAGCTTTTATTTAAAATATTTCCTAAATTCTTTATTATAGGATTGTTTTCTAATTTAGAATTTAAAATTTCGTCTTTAGTCATTGCATTTTGCTTATTAGCACCTTCTAAGACATTTATTAAATCATTTATTAATAATGATGAATTCATAATTTATATTCTTCTATATTAATATATTAAAATAATATGTTTTTCTTCTTAATAGATTAGATATATAATGGAATTATTAAAGCCTATTATTGTCAAAAGGTGGATATCTGAAAATAAGTATATCACATATGTATTTGATAATAATACAGGCAATATAGGCAATAAATATAAGCCTGATGATATCGTGATAAATGAATATATATTTCAGGATAATAATATAAAAGACGCTTTAAATAAGATAGCATATCATATATATAATTATGAAAATAATAAGAAGTCGCTGCAGCCACTAAGATTTCCTTATTATTGCTGGGATGAAACTTTAGGGAAACCCTTGCTTTTTGATATTAAAGAGATTTATTGGAAGGGTTATGATGTTAATCCCTTAAAATCTAAGGATAGGACCTCAAAGAAACTTGAAGAATCTATAGAGTACACCAATAATGATAATGACGAATTATTTAATAACGATTTAATCAATATAGTTTTTCGTAATGATTTTGATTATGAAAATAAATATTATTTTAATAAAAATGAAGATGTCAGTATTGAAGCCATAGCTAAACTTATCAAAGACGAAGAATCTATTGTCAAGCTCTATAATCTCCCTGTAGTAAAAGTTGTAGAACAGAACGAATATTATAACGAGGTTATATTTGAGTATAGAATGGAAAATATGGAACCGCTTATTGTATTGTTTGATAAACTTAAAACAGACGAAGAAATCCAGTTGATACAGTTTGCGAATAATAATAATGCAATATATAAATTATATAAACACCACACACTTGAAAAGAAATATTTAGATTACAAGTTTAAACTCAATGCCGCCAAAAAAGAAAGCAAGGATATATCTGTTATAAACCTTTATTACAAGAACAAGAATATAAAATTGTCAATATTTAAAGACGGTATTTTCAAATTGGCTTTTAAGTATGACATAGATAATGGCGAGAATAAGAGCAATATAATACATATTAAGGACGATATTATCAGATATTTAAAGAAGTTCAATATAAAAGCCGTTTTCAAAGAGATAGATATTAATCTCCGAATAAACTATTCAATTGACATTTTAGAATATAACAAATTAATTAAAAAAATAGGAACATACACGAAAATATTTGAGGATTTTGTGCTTAATAAGAAAAAATCTAAGGGCGTTTTTAAATACAAGAGAATCGCTGGCAATTCTATAGGCTTTGATTTAGACAATTTTATAATAAATAGAAGCGAAATACAAGAATCTACACTAGAAGAAATCTTAGCAGTGCTAAAAGATATGGGGATAAATACCACGATAAACTATATAAAGGGCGTTATTAATAAAAAAGCCGAAATACAGAATATAAAGCCGAATAATACTGATATAAGTGAAAAAGAAGAGACCATTATAATAATAAAGGAATACAATAATAATATAGATTTCTATGTAGATATTAAAAAGACATGTTCTTTCGTAGAGTTAGATAATTTAAAATATTGGCTCACGCGCATTATTGAAGATATCAGAAACGAAAAGAAGCCTGCGCCCGGTGCTAAGAAAAAAATTGCCAAGATTGTTTTACCTGAACCCAAAAAAATCTCTTCGCCCAAGAAATCGTCTTCAAAATCATCTTCGGCCAAAAAATCATCATCAAAATCAAGTGATAGTTTTAAGTTTGACGAAGAAGAATTTAATAATGAGAACTTTAATAATAGAACTTCTGGTGGCGGTGATGATAAGAATAGCAAAAATGATAACAATTATTTGATAAATAAATTAAATAATGCAGATAAAGAGCTTTATAAAGATCGCGGAAAAGGCAAAAATCCTGCGAGAAAATGCCAGAAGGAGTATCAGCCGCTTGTTCTAAAAAAAGAAGAGATTGAAATGTTAAAAGCCAAGGGATACGACCCGTACGATAAGAAGGTTTTTGATAACTATATTGAATATGGAAGTAGCGAAGATAACAAGAACTTTTATACTTGCCCGCGCATATGGTGCCCTATAAGTAATATCCCACTTGATGAAGCTCCAGGCGCCGAATCTCTTAAATGTCCAGAAGAAAATGAGAAACCCATTATGATGAACGCAAATATGAAAAATGAAAATAAATCACGATATGTTTATTTACTTAAAGGAGATATTGAGATTCCTTGTTGTGGCAAAAGAAATCCCGAAAAAACTGCCAAGTTAGTTGATAGCAAAAATACTGCTAAACCGCCATCTAAAAAAGCAATTAAAGATTTAGAAAAGAAGAAAAAGGCTGATGATAAGAAGAAGAAAAAGGGCGACAAAGAGATAGAAGAGATTCAGGAAGAAAACGAGGATGTCCCTGTCATCCCTGAAGCTAATGATATCCCGGGAACTCTTGGAACTTCTGGCGATGGGAGCAATGAGAATGATAAGAATTATATTATGAATAAAATACCTGTTCCTAAAAATCGCTTTGGAGGAATACAGAAAGAGCTGTATTATATATTGTTTGATGATTACAAGG